GTTGAGGGACAGTTGAGGGACAGTTGAAGGACAGTTGAGGAAAGTAGCAACTTCGAAATATTGACAAAGGCGGTGCAGTCTATAGGGAGATGATCATTACTGCATGACTGTTAAATGTCCATTGAGATGCCAGGGACGGAGAGAATCCGATAAAAACCCGAAGCACGAGAGGAAACAGCCGCCGATTGAAGCAGAAAAAAATGGTAATAATGCCGCAAAGCGGTGCAGGGGTAAAAATATGTCGTGTAACAGGAATTGCATTAATTGCCAAAAAGAATACTGTACGAAAGTCTACCGGGACAGCTCCAGGTATTGCAACAGATCTGAAGAGGAAAAGCAGCACAATCGAGATTACCAGAAGAAAAAGCGCGACGAAGCAAAGAAGCAGGGACTGTGCATAGTGTGCCGGAAGAAGTCGAAATCGCACGGGGCAAAATGTTACGAGTGTTATTTAAGGCAGAAAAGGTATGATCGCCAAAAGTACGACGGAAGGCGGCAGAGGTGGAAAGATAACGGCAAATGCTATTTTTGCGGGAAAGATGTTGTCCCTGGCAAAAAAGTATGCGCAGATCACTACCAACGCATGATCAGAAACATAGAAACCTGCAATTCACACAAAAACACTCGAACAGCGAGAATGAGGGCAAAGAATGAAATGCAAATTCTGTGGAAAAGAAATTAAAAACATTCCTGTATTAAAAAGCACGGAGCCAACCTCATGCCCGGAATGCAACAGCTACTGCAATCGGAAGTGTAAAAAACATGGGACACAGACACTGAGTTGGCATAAAGAACCGTGCGTGAGCTGCGATCATAACCCATACAGGAAGATGCATGTTTTTGAGGACGGAAGATGGAAGAAAAAAGGATGAACGACTTCGTAGCGTGGCTCAGGGAGGAAGAGCTTTCGCAGAACACAATAAACAGCTATGTTTTTGCTGTCTCTGATTTCTATGAAAAATACACGGAAATTAATAAGAAAAACATGATCCTATGGAAGCAGGCCCTATTAGATGCGGGGAAATCGCCAAAAACGGTGAATCTGCGGTTGTGTGGGTTGAAAAAATGGTGTGAGTTTAAAGATATTAACGTCGGAAAAATTAAAAGAGTCCAATATCAAAAACAGACGACCGTCGAAAACGCGATGGATATCATGAATTACAAAAAGCTTATAAATAGTCTGGAAATAGACGGGGACGAGAAGTGGACAGCCGTTTACAAACTCCTTGCATCGACTGGCGCAAGAATAAGCGAGGCTCTCGGGATGCGGAAAGCAGATCTCGAAGCGGGAATAATTGAAATACAGACTAAGAACAAGGTGCGTAGAATATACATTCCAGCAAAGCTGCTTGAGTGTTCGTACTGGGAAGGTTTAAAGGCTGACGACTTTTTGATCACAAACAAGTATGGGCAAAAAATGACATCAAGGGGCGTAGCGTCAATGATGAAAAAACACGCGCTCAAATATAACATCCCAAAAGAAAAGATGCACCCGCACGCATTCCGGCATCTGTTTGCCGTCGAGTTCTTGAAGAGGAACAAAGACATATCATTGCTGGCAGACCTCATGGGGCACAGCGGTGTTAATACAACGATGATCTACACAAGGAAGTCTGGGGAGGAACAGAAAAGGGAGTTTAATAAAACAGTAAATTGGTAGCAAGAGGAAACAGCCGCCATGATGGAGGGATAGATGGGAACTAATTACTATGTTGTCAGAAACAGACCGACAACACAAGAGCCAGTGCATATAGGCAAATCTTCTGCCGGATGGCTCTTTCACTTTCAGACACAGAATGAAAAATGGTATGACCCGCCGATAGTCTGGAACACATTTAATCAGATTAAAGACTGGTTGAAGAAATACACAGTCGATTCCAAAGAGTACGTCATTATTGACGAGTACGATGAAATTATCTCACTGGATGATTTTGTGAAGATGGTCGAGCGGAAACAGAACGACCCTCATGCAAGGGCGAATCCTGATAACTTTGCTTATGACGTAAAGAATATTGACGGATACAGATTTTCGGATGGGAATTTTTGCTGACATGATGGAGGGATAGGATGACAAACATAACCGATGATGAAGTCAATATTACCGTTGGTTTTGATGATGCAGTACAAGCAATAGCATACCTGTCCGATATGTTGGATTTCCTGCGAGACAAGGGTGTGCAGACACAGATTAAGCACATTGAGACAGCAAAAGAAATATGTGAAGCGTTTTGCTGCGAACACTTTCAGGAGGAATTGAAGGAATGACAAACGAAAAAGCGATCAATATTTTACTGGCAATAAAAAAGGGCACCGCGCTCTCATTTTTGTCCGATGAGGCGATAGCACGAGCCGTTGACATTGCAATCTCCGCACTGGAATTTCGGGAAAACTACGACCAGTTCTGGGAAGAGGTAAAGACCGCAGGCATGAATGGAAAAGAAACGGAGATACATCACAGCGGAAGGGTATTCAGAATCAGGGAGGTCGCACAGTGAATAATGGTGAAGCAATCAAAATTATCAACCAGTATGACATGAATTTTTACTGGAATGATGGAGAGCCGATTCCAGCGGAACAGCTTGCAGAAGCATTTGACCTTGCTATCTCCGCCTTGGAAAAGCAGGAGCTGGACAGATGGATTCCGTGCAGTGTGAGACTGCCGGAGGAAAAAGACGCAGGAATACTGAAAAAGCTTGGAACAGATAAACGGTCAGATTATGTTCTCGCTACAGTTGAGGTAAGAGGTGAACGAATGACTGTAACAGCCTGTACATACGATGGCAAGTGGGACTGGAATATGAAATATGCGTTTCCTGATTATAAGGTCATCGCATGGCGTCCGCTCCCGGAGCCTTATCAGGAGGATGAAGCATGATTGACATGGCAAAACTCGGACTGCCCAGACAGAAGCATTATTCTGATGCAACACTTTTGAACTGGAAAAAGCCGAAACTTATCGACTACATAAGGGAACTTGAAAAGAACTACGATGCAATGATATCCGTCAACTCTCAGCAAGCGCAGAATTTTAAAGATATGCTTGATTATATGAGGGGTGACACGGAGGAAGAAACATGAGCGACAAATTCATCCTGACAATATTGATTGCCCTTGCCTGTCCGCTGTTATTGCCGGTTGTGATCGAGGAGGAAGATAATGAGTGATTATATCAGCAGACAGGCGGCGATTTCTGCAATATGTAACGCTTGCGGAAAGATAGACTGCGACAAGATGGACAAATGCGAGAAGTTGCAGTTACCGCCCGCCAACTGTTCGGAATTTCCGAACAACTCAGACACCATCAGCAGGCAGGCGGCGATTGATAGGGCGGTATCGATTCCGATGTTTGGCAGAGATGTAAAAATGGTTGCCGTGAGCGAAATCAAGAATTTGCCACCAGCACAGCCGGAAACAGCAAAACGCATTGTAGGTAAGTCGAAAGACGGCATGACACTCTGGTATCAGTGTGATATGTGCAACGAGCCTGTGGATGCTCAAGATAACTTTTGTCGTGGATGCGGAAGGAGATTGACCGATGGATGACTATATCAGCAGACAGGCGGCGATTGATGCATTAGACAGGATATTTGACAATGTTCCGATGGAATTAACAACAGAGATATTACGACTCAGGAGAGAATTGAGAGGACTGTCACCTGCCGATGTCGCTCCGGTAGTACATAGCCGATGGATTAAAACCGCAGACGGAGCAGAGTGCGAGAAATGCGGACGTGAAGCCGTGTATCAGATTATAGATGATCATTGGCAGTATGAGCCGTTTTGTCCACATTGCGGAGCAAAGATGGACGGACACAGAGAGGAGTGAGCAGGATGGATGATTATATTCGCAGAGAAGATGCTATCCATACAATCATGGGACAGCCACCAGATGCACATTATCCGTCATGGTATGCGGCACAGATCAAAGCCATTACTGCCGCAGATGTTGTTCCGTATTCAATCGAGCCTGACGGTACACTGACAGTTACAGTACCGAAAGGAACGAAAAGGATTGGCAGAATCCTCATAGAGGAAGACGGCACGCAATACGGCGGACTGTTTTATCCAGACACGGGTGGATGCTTTTTGAGTAGCATGGAGAGGAGTGAGCAGGATGGACAAAAAGACAATCACCGATGCATTAAAGCACTGTGCGGATGAAACATCAAACTACTGCACAAAGTGTCCGTATAACAAAAGAGGATCGGCACATTGCATTTCTCATTTAATGCGTGATGCTCTGGCACTGATTGGTGTGCTTGAGACAAATGGAGAGGAGTGAGAGCATGGGAAAATACATCGTTGAGTTGAAGAAAAACGAAACACTGTATAAAGCGGCTACGAGAGAATCTGACGGGACGGCTTATGTTTGTTCTGCAATCGGCACGCCATACACCGAACCCGACATTGAGCAGATCAGGAAAGAGGCGTATGAACAGGGGTACGATGATGCGGCAGAGGAAAAATATACTGACGGCCTTGCTGATGCATGGGAAGCGGCGAGGAAGATTGCGAACATGATAGATAATGAAAGATTTGTGGTGCTTGATACATTTTTTGTAGATCGCGCCTTTAGCAAAAATACCGCAGCCGAAGCAATCGCCAAAATCAAGGCATGGGAGGATGGCAGGCAGGAAATCAAGGTTGGGGATGAGGTGGAAAATACTCAGACATCTGTCAGATTTATAGTTACACACCTGTGGATGAACAATCGCGGCGAAAAAGGAGTAAGCGGTTTTAATTACGAGTGTTCAGCTCTTAGCACTGCTCTCGATTTAGTCAGGAAGACCGGCAGACACTTTCCCGAAATCGCCACCGTCCTCAAGAAGACGCGAGGTGAGCAGGATGGCTAAATATATAATCGATATCGCAAGTCCTAATGTCCGCAATGAATATATCGTGTATTGGACGTATGACGGGCTTGAAGCAAAGCGTGTGAGTGACCTGACACCCTACACCGAACCCGATCTTGAGCAGGTCAGGAAAGAGGCGTATAAAAAGGGCTTGTCCGATGCATGGGATGCGGCGAGGAAGATTGGGAGTGAATTACGTTACGGTTTAGAAATAATGGGATTCAGTTTTGAACCGCGGGCAGTTGGGTACGATCCGGGTTGGTATGTGGTGCAAAGGCATTCTGCATCTGAGTGCATCGCGAAAATCCGGCGGTACGAGCTATTCAGAGATGGCCGAATTCCTTAGGAAGATGCGAGGTGGGCAGGATGGATAAGCGCAGAGAGGAGTAAAGCGTGGGAGTACTTAAATTTATAGTAGCAGTGGTTATACTGGCCGGGATAGCGCAGAACACTATCCTGACAGATACGCAGCTTACAATGGTTGCTATTTTGCTGGCGGGATTTATCGCACACAGTGAGGAGTAAATTATGAAAGAGTTCCAGGAAAAAAAGATTATAACCAGTCTGGAAGGCATAAACAAGAATCTTGGCAGGATTGCGACATACATGCAGAAGATAGTGGAGATGAAGGCGGACCAGTCGCAGTCAGCGCTGACAGTACTGGGAGAACCGGAGGAAACGGAAGATGATACGGATTGAGGATGCCTGCAAAGTATGCAAAGACCTGATTGTCGAATTCAGTGACGGGACAATGGATGCAGAAATGGAAGAACTGATCCATAACGAGATGGAACAAAAAGAATGGGTGAATGCAAAAGCAGGCCCTGCATCGAAGATTCTCTCATCCATCACTGACACGATCATGGACATCCATCCTGTAAAGATTGCGGAGGCTATTAAGGAAGACAAGCTCCGCGATTGGTGCGTAGAGATGCAGGTCAGCCTGAATATGCTCCTGGTCCAGCTGCCGATCAAGCACGAGGAGTGAAAGAGACTCTACATATTAAGAAGTAATAGCAGCCAGGCGCACATGCGCCTGGACATTTTATAGCAACTTTACCAACGCGCACCCGCGCGTTTTACCAGTCCATAAGCTGATTAAACTTAGAGACACAGGGGGAGAATTAAAGATGCACATCAGGCGCAAGTACAGGATGAAGAATTCAATAGAGGTGTGTGAGTTTAATTCAGCTAAGGTTCCGGGAGTGAACAGGGTGAGGCGACCAAAAGAGAAGCCCACCTGTGAGCGGATCAAGAAGAACAACCAGAGACGGAAGCAGCGTGAGGCCGGCCGGATGGTCGAACAGCACTTTAATGAAGATGATCTCGTGTTGACGCTGACATTCAAGAAAGAGCAGAGGCCGGAGGATATGACAGCCGCAAAGAAGATGTTCAAAGACTTCGCCAATTATCTCCGGAAAGAATACCGCAAGAGATACTACGAGCTCTTTTGGATGCGCAACATCGAGGTCGGGCCAAAGGGAGGCTGGCACATCCATGTAATCGTAAACCGGATCGAGGGAGCGGAATTTCTGGTCAAGGATTACTGGAGAAATTTAGGCGGCGTGTATGTGCAGTACCTGCAGGACATGAGAGACCAGGGCAAGGACATCGGCGAGTACATTGCCAAGGCTCCGATCACCTGTGAGCGAGTAGTCGAAACATCGTGGAGCCATTCCAGAAACATCAAGAAGGTGGAGGGAGAGGACACGATCATCTCCGGCCATGCGATGACAGACAAGCCTCGAGTGCCGAAGGGATGGTACCTGGATAAAGACTCTTGCTACGAGGGGACAAATGCAGACGGATATCCCTATCGCACATACACGATCAGGAGGACCAAGAAGCAGCGCATCGACCATAAGATGCCTGTGCGCAAGATCAGAGCAATCGAAAGCCAGAGGAAAAGGAGAAAGGCAAGTGGACAAACTGACAAAGCAAATAATAGGCATGTTCGGAGATGAACCTCCGAAGGCGGTGTTCCGGTATCGATCGTATATCATCACGCGGGAAGAGGGAGAAAATCCTCAACTACAGCCGTGCCATGTATTCGCCATGTCAGACGAGCATGGGACATGCGGTGTAATGAAAAGCATTGTAACGACAAGATACAGTGATGCGAGCAGAGTATGCGACATCCTGCAGAACCGATATGGGATGACAAGATATCCGAAAGGCAAAGCAGATCCGTCATGGCTGGTTGAGGCGTGGGTATGAGCGGCTTGCTGTTCCCGAAAGCACCGGCCAAAAAGAAACACAGGAGCCATGCAAAGCAAAGCATCATCCATCCGCAGAGAGACAGACATAGATGTCTGCTCTGCATGTGGGAGGGAAACTATCGGGAGCAGACGGGACTGCAGAAGCATCATGTCTTTATGGGGCCGTTGCGCAGTATGAGCGAGGCAGAGGGATTCTTTGCCTGGCTCTGCCCGGAGCACCACACGATTGGAAGAGGGGCTGTGCATCGGAATCATGACGCATGCCTGAAGCTGCAACAGTACACGCAGGCAAAGTATGAGCAGACACATACACGCAAAGAGTTTATGGAGTTGACAGGCAGATCATATTTGTGAGGGAAGAGAATGACAGCCAAGGAATACCTGAAAGGATATGCAGCAACTAAAGACCAGGCGGATGCGATCGAAGAACGCATCACACAGCTGAGGGAACTGAGGGAGAGAGTGCAGGCCGTCAGGCATAACGGCATGCCGAAAGCCAGGAAGCAGACAGACCTGTCGGATGCAGAGGTATCCATCGACGAACTGATCGAGATGTACATCAGCAGGATCGCATCATACATCGGGCAGGAGGCAGACATCCTGGAACGCATCGACAGGATTAGCGAAGCGGATGAGAGGACAGTCCTCATGTTCCGGTACGTCAACAACAAAGACAAGTCAGGAAAGAAGCTGACGTGGGATGAGATTGCAGATAAGATACCGTGCACGAAGAGGACGGCGCAGTACATTCACGGCCGGGCGCTCAAGAACTTCCCGATGGATGACCTGTAAATGTTTGCACTCTTTTGCACTGTCGCATGTGCTAATATGATATCGGGCTCTTTCCGAAAAGGCTCGCATTACTTCTCCCGTGAAGAGGACAGGCAATCGCCTGTCCTTTTTGTTTGGGCGGAAACAGGAAGGAGAGAACCATGGCAGCTACCAACTGGTACACAAGTAAACGGTGGCAGAAGAAGAGAGGGAAGATCATGCGGCGCGATGGGTACATCTGCAGATATGCATCGAGGTTCGGCAGGCGGGAGCCGGCAGAGCTGGTGCATCACATCTTCCCGAGAGAAGACTTCCCGCAGTACGAACTGTGCGACTGGAATCTCATCAGTCTGTCGCATGCATCACACAACATGATGCACAACCGGGACACCGGAGCGCTAACGAAGGAAGGAATCAAACTGCTGTGCCGTACGGCCAGGAAAAACAATATTCCGATTCCATCACAGTATGCCGAAGTGTCAGAAAATTGAGCGAAACGAGTACTCCCCCCACCCCGTTGTCTGAAAACTTGCGCGATTTCGTAATGGCTCGGGTAGGCATTTATACACACAGGGTGATTTTTCGGAAAAGGGGAACCTCGGATAAGGGATTTTGAAATTTCCATCTATCGCGCACACGCACGCGCATGTGAAGAAAACGGCTCAAAAATGCCTCGTTTTTATGCAGGCCGTTCGGAGGTAAGTGATGAAAAAAGCATCATGGATTCGACGCATCAAAAAAGCCTGCGAGGACGCAGGCACCTACAAACCGTTCTTCGACTACACGATCGCCACACTGGGCACGATCATGGAGCTCCGGGACGACGCACTGAAGAAGTTCAAGGATTCCGGAGGCGAGACGGTCATTGAATACACAAACAAAAACGGATCCACCAACATGGTCAAGAATCCGGCGCTCACAGTCGTCATGGACTGCCACGCGCAGGCGCTCTCCTACTGGCGGGAGATGGGATTGACCAGCAAATCATATAAGCAGATGACGGGATCCCTGGACGTGGAGGACAGAGGCGGAGGGCTGGACGATGTTTTGAGTGAACTCGGCCTGTAACGCAGGATATGAAGGCTAAACATTATGCGGAGAGAGCAAAGCAATATGCGAGAGATGTAGTCGCAAGGATAATCATCATCGGCGAGGACGTGGTCCATGCCTGCCAGAGGTTTCTGGATGACCTGGAACGCGATGATCTGGAATTCCGGGAAGCGGATCCAGATACCGTGTGCACGCTGATGGAAACCCTATGCGTGCACCGGAAGGGCGAAGCGCTGGACGGGACACCGCTCCTCGGAAAACCGCTCATCCTCGAAGGATGGGAGATCTTCATCGTCTACAACCTGCTCGGCTTTTTCTACACGGGAACCAATGAACGGCGCTTCAAAGAAGCCATGATCGTTGTCGCCAGAAAGAACGGCAAGACATCATTCATCGCGGCACTGTCTTTTGCGGTATCCATCCTGCAGAGACGCTCCGGATCAACGGTATACGTCGTAGCGGCGGCGCTGAAGCAGGCACTTGAGTCCTTCAACTTCCTCGACTTTTCCATCAAGTATCGGAAACTCGAATCCTTCGAAGTCCACAACAATTCGTTTGAACACTCGATCAAGCGAACGTTCATGAAAAACGGTGTTCCGGACGGGACCATTGACATCCAGATCATGGCGTCGAACCCGGATGCACAGGATTCATTCAACTGCAACTTTGCTATAGCGGACGAGGTGGCAGCTTACAAGAAACCGGCCCAGTACAACCGCTTCAAGGAAGCACAGGCTGCCTACACAAACCGACTGATGATCGGCATAACCACCGCGGGTGACAACATCAACAGTTTTGGATACCGACGCACAGAATATGCAAAGAAGGTGGCAGAGGGACTTGTGAAGGATGACAGCTTTTTCTCCTTTGTCGCCCAGATGGACCAGGACGAAAAAGGCAATGTGGACTTCACGAACCCGATACAGCACCAGAAGGCAAATCCCAATTACGGCGTGACGATACGGCCTTCGGAGATACGGGATGCATCACTGCAGGCAATGAATGACCCGCAACAACGGAAAGACTTCCTCTCGCGCCGCGGAAACATCTACACATCGTCCATGCTCGCATGGTTCGACATAAAGAAATTTCAGGCAAGCGATTCGAAATACAACTGGTCGCTCGCAGAGCTGGCCCGCCTGCCGATCGACTGGTACGGGGGCGCCGACCTTTCGAGAGTGTACGACCTCACGGCCGGCGCCCTGTTTGGCCAGTACAAGGGTGTCGATATCATCATCACACACGCCTTCTTTCCACGGACACAGGCGCATGCAAAGGCGGACGAAGACGGCATTCCGCTTTTTGGTTGGGAAGAAGATGGCTGGCTGACCATGTGCAACAGCGAGACGGTACAGATCTCAGATATCGTCAACTGGTTCAAAGACATGCGGAGCATGGGCTTCAAGATCCGCCAGGTTGGCCACGACCGAAAGTTTGCCGGAGAAGAGTACTTCCCGGCAATGAAGGCAGCGGGATTCAAGATTGTAGACCAGCCGCAGCTGTATTACCTGAAAAGCAGAGGGTTCCGGAGAATCGAAAAATCAGCGCTCAACGGGAACCTATACTACCTACACTCGGAGGCATATGAGTATTGCGTGAGCAACGTCAAGGCAATCGAGAAGACGGACGACATGGTCCAGTACGAAAAAGTCAATCCGACACAGCGCATTGACCTATTCGACGCTTCCGTTTTTGCGTGCGTGAAGTGCCTGGAAGCCGGAGAAAAGACCAAAAAAGACAACCGATGGCGCGGAAGGCCGGAAGATGAGCAGGAGTAAAGCATGGGACGAAAGAAAACGAAAAACAGGGAACCTACCGGAAGAAGAAATACAGTCGTATTCACGACTTCATCCGTTTTTAACGAGATGATTTCGTCATCCGGCTACACATCCCTCGATAAAATGCCGGAAATTGTCGCCTGCGTGCGGAAGATTGCGGAGCTGATCGGCTCGGCGACTATCCACCTCATGAGCAACACGAAAAATGGAGACGAGAGGATCGTCAACGAACTGTCGAGGCTTATTGACATTAACCCATCTCCAAACATGACGCGCAGCACATGGATGGAATGGATTGTATCGACAATGCTCTTATCCGGAAGAGGGAACGCGATCGTTCAGCCACACACAAAAGACGGATATCTGGAACGCCTGGAACCGATCCCGCACTACAGAGTGTCCTATATGGCAGAGGGCGAATTCGACTATCTTGTGTGCATAGACGGAATCCCGAGAGACCCACAGAACCTGCTGCACTTTGTCTACAATCCCGACAAATACCATCCGTGGATGGGGACCGGAGTAAATGCTCCGCTGAAAGAGATCGCCAATAACCTGCATCAGGCCAGACGGACAGAGAAGGCTTTTATGTCCTCGGAATACAAACCTTCGGTAATCGTCAAAGTCGACGCATTGTCGGACGAGCTCTCGACACCGCAAGGCAGAAGACAGCTTCTCGATGATTACGTGAAACCGGCGAAAGAAGGCGAACCATGGATCATACCTGCAGAGCAGTTTGATGTACAGCAGATCAAGCCCCTTACGCTTGCAGATCTCGCGATCAGCGACACGGTGACAATCGACAAGCGGACAATCGCGGCAATCATGGGGGTGCCGGCATGGATCGTCGGTGTCGGCGAATACAAGCGAGACGAATGGAACACATTCGTACAGACAAAAATAATGTCAATCGCCAAATCAATCGCTGCAGAGTTGACGAGAAAGCTGATCCTGAACCCCAAGTGGTATCTGACATTCAACGTATGGTCTCTCATGGACTATGACCTCAAGACCATGTCCGATGTCCTTCTCCAGGGCTCCGACCGCGGATATGTCAATGGCGATGAGTGGCGTGACCGCATGCACATGAATCCTGCAGGCCTGACGGAGTACAGAGTCCTCGAGAACTACATTCCTTGGGATATGGCAGGAAACCAGAAAAAGCTGATCCAGAACGAGTGATTGCGCCGGCGCAAATAGGAGACGAAAAATGGAAAACAGACAGCTGAGAAGCATCCCGTGCGAGTTCCAGACACGGGACGATGATGATCAGATGATCATCGAAGGATATTTTGCTGTGTTCGACAGTATCTATCAGATCTGGAACGACATGAGCGAGAGCATCGCACCAGGAGCTTTTAGTAACTCTCTGAGCGGCGATGTGAGAGCTTTGATCAATCATGACACTACTCTGGTCCTCGGCCGGACATCGGCGCACACCCTCGAACTCAAAGAGGACTCCCGCGGATTGTGGGGCAGGATCGTTGTCAATCCGAAAGACAGCGACGCTGTGAACGCATACGAGAGAGTTAAACGGGGAGATGTATCGCAGTGTTCGATCGGATTCGACATCGTGAAGCAGGACACCGAAGTCCGCGAAGATGGCTCCGTCCACTGGACGATCAGGGAAGCAAAACTCTGGGAGGTGTCTATGTGCACATTCCCGGCATATGAGGAAACAAACATTTCCGCACGTGCAAAGGAGCGCGACGAGATCAAGCGCCGCAGCCTGGAAGCATGGAAAATGCGGATGCTCACAAAATTGAAAGGAGAAAAAGCAGATGGCACTGAAAGCGCTCATGCTCAGAAAAAAGATTGACGCCAAGAAAGCTAAGCTGGAAGACCTGAGAGCAAAAGCTGCAGAATTCCAGACACGCGAGGCGGAGCTGGAGGCGGCGCTCGGAGAGATTACCGAGGAAAGCACAGATGAAGAGAGAGCAACCGTTGAGACAGAGGTCGAGGCACTGACCGCAGACCAGGAAGCCAATGACGGCGCGATCACAGATCTTGAGGGCGAGATTGCCGAGATGGAAGGCCAGCTCGCGACCGAAGAGGAGGCACAGAGAAACAAAGCCAAGGAACAGCAGAAGAGATCTGTTGACCAGGGCAGAAAAGAGGCAAGGGAGGTAGATACTATGCCCACAAGAATCGTTACCAGATTCGCAGATATGAACATCATGGAGCGCCACAAATTCTTCGAGGATGAGCAGGTTCGCTCTTTCCTGGGCGCTATCAGAGCAATGGCCAACAGACGCGACGCCGGCAGCGTCAGCAATGCACAGGTGCTGATCCCGGAGATCATGCTCCCTATGCTCTTCCAGATCGTAGAAGAGAATTCCAAGATGATGAAGCACTTCTACGGTCCCAATGTTCCCGGCACAGGCCGTGTCAGGATCGACGGAGGCTTCCCGGAAGCAGTATGGACCGAGATGTACGGCCGCCTCAATGAGGTCGAACTCGGATACTACGACCTCGAGATCGACGGCTACAAGCTGGGCGGAATCGTCAAGCTCCCGATCGCACTGATCGAGGATTCTGACATCAACCTCGCACAGGACGTGCTCAACAAGCTCGGCCGCGGCATCGGCTATGCATATGACAAGGCTGGATTCTACGGCACCGGCACAAAGATGCCTCTCGGTATCGTGACCAGACTCTGCCAGACCGCACAGCCTGCAGATTATCCGACTACTGCCCGTCCTTGGACAGACCTGCACACATCCAACGTCATCACTGTTTCTCAGGCAGACAGCACCGGCATCAAGCTGTTCCAGAATCTGGCCAGAGCATTCGGCAAGACCAAGAACGCTTTCTCCCGCGGCGGCAAGTTCTGGGCGATGAATGACACGACCTACAACACCCTGCTCGTCGAGGCCATGAACATCAATGCTGCAGGCAATGTCTATTCCAGCATCAGCCCTGACGGCGCCACAATGCCTGTCATCGGCGGACAGATCGAGTCTCTTGATTTTATCCCCGACAACGTGATCATCGCTGGTTACGACAATCTCTACATGATGGCAGAGCGCAAGGGAGTCCAGTTCGGCCAGTCCGAGCACTTCCTCTTTGCGGATGACATGATGGCTTACAAGGGCACTGCCCGCTACGACGGCAAACCCATGGTGGCAGAGGCATTCGTTGCAATCGGTATCAACGGCGTCACTCCTACCGATGCCATGACATTCGTCCCTGACGTTGCAAACAGCGTTACCGGCATCCTGCTGACAGCGACCGCATCCGTCAAGGCCAACAAGACCGTGCAGCTGACCGCGAAGACTCTCCCTGTCGACGCAGATGTGACATGGACCACTTCCGACGCGACCAAGGCTACTGTTTCCGCATCCGGCCTTGTCACCGGTGTGGCAGCGGGCAATGCGACCATTACGGCGACCTGCGGAACCTGCACTGCAGTCTGCGCAGTGACCGTAACATCTGCCTGATCATAAGAGCAGCTTAAAACGGGATGTCAGGGCAATGCATGAGCAGAGCTCTGACATCCTTCGGAGGCAGGAGGGGACAAATAATGACTGCAGAGCAGAGGTTGGATATCTTAAAGCACAGTCTGCAGAGGCAGTTCACATCGGCAAATGACGATTATCTGAACCACCTGCTGACTGCGGGGGAAGCGGCCATAAACCGCGAGGGTATCAAGGATGATGGCACAGCAGATTATGAAAACTGCGTGATCGACTATGCAGCATATCTCTTCCGCAAACGTGCAGGGACAGAGACGGCAATGCCGAGGTTTCTGCGGTGGGAGTTGAACAACATCCTGGTATCCCAGAAAGCGAAGGAGGCGAAGGTGAGCGAATGACATTTGATGATGGAGTAGTGAGGATTTACAAGATCACAAATGCGGCAGCTGCAGGGAAAAAACCCAGTCCAGTATTGAGCGGGAGACCACAGGAGCATTGTTTTAGCTATGGGGAACTCGGCGTAACCAGATACTACACAGCGCTCAAGGCAGACCAGATTATCGAAGATGTGATATCGATTCCGGACTGGTGGTGGTTCGACGTTAATGCTCATGTCGCAGTGAAAGAGGACGGCTCACAGTTCCGGATCAGGATGGCGCAGCGCACAACCGACGAGGAAGGCCTGCAGATCACACGTCTCACGCTGGAAAGGATTGGTGACGAATATGCTGTCGTGCCTTGAAAGAGTAAGGGACGCCCTGCTGAGCGTCACCGAAAACGTCGGCCATTACGAAGCCATGGAACAGACGGATAAATACTGCGTGTGGGCAGAGGGCGGCGAATCGAACAGCATCCATTCAGACAACCGTAAGGAAGGGCAGACCATAGAGGGGACGATCGACTACTACACAAAGGACGATGACGATCATGCTCCGGACGCCTTCCAGAGCGCATTCAACGACGCAGGCTTTGCGTGGATGCTCAATCAGGTGCAGTACGAGGAAGAGACACGCTACATTCACTATGAGTGGATATTCCGGGTCGAGAACCAGCCGTGAGAAATTGCGAGGCGAGAAATGGCCAAGATTACATTCAGGGGACTGGAAGAATATATCCGTGCGATTGAGAAGCTTGGAGTTGATGAGGAGACAATGATCTCCAGGAGCATCTATCCGGGGGCGGCGGTGATTGCGGATGCCGTAAAGGCAGGAATCAACAACCTCAACACCAGGGAGGATGGAGTCCGCTACGGCGGCAGCAATAAGGCACCGGGTCCGACAGAACAGGAAAAGCGAGACCTCGCCGCATCCTTTGGCCTCGCTCCAATGCGGAACGATGCAGGGTATATCAACACAAAAGCGGGCTTCGACGGATACGGCAGTCATAAGACAAAGTCGTTCCAGAAAGGCGTGCCGAATGCACTGGTAGCGAGATCGTGCGAATCAGGAACAAGCTGGATGGCCAAACAGCCCTTCATGCGAAAGGCTGTTACATCATCCAGAAAAAAGGCAGAGGCAGAAATAGCCAAAGCGTTTGATGAAGAAACAAGAAAGCGGATGCAATGACGTGCATCCGGACGGCCGGAAGGCCTGAAAGGAGAAAATATGGCAGCAGGACAGGTAACCACAGGCTTTTCCAAGCCTTATGTTGCACTTTACACATGCGAAGACGGAGTGATCACTTACTCCAATGGACAGCCTCTTGCCCGCGGCGTCGAGGTTAGCGTAGAGCCGGAGTCCAGCGAGGACAACAACTTCTACGCGGACAACCAGGAAGAAGAGTCTGATTCCGGCAAGTTCACGGGCGGAACACTGGGCCTGACCGTCGACGGACTCAAGACAGCTGCAGAGAGGCTGATCATGGGACTGCCTGAGCTCGTAAGCGGATGGATGGATTATGATGACGAACAGAAAATTCCGGAAGTAGGCGTTGGATTTATCCGCAGAGTTATGAGCGCGGGCGTCACAAGCTACGTCCCTTATATCCTCGTGAGAGCAGTCTTCTCCCAGATCCCTATCAATGCAGCTACACAGGAAGAGGAAATCGACTGGCAGACGACCGAACTGAGCGCAGCGATCAAGCGCGGCGGAGATGCTAAGCACAGGTGGAGACGTGTCGGGCAGAACTGCGAAACAGAGGAAGAAGCAGAGGAAATGATCAAAGCGGCGCTGAACATTACTGCCACTTCCGGCTACAACCCTAAAAACCATGACGGAGAAAGCTGATCTGGGAAAGACAACACACCGAAGGGAGAAATGACATGCTGATTAACGGGAAAGAGTACGGACTTTTTTACGACGTGGAGGCTCACTGCGAGTACGAAGATTTTATCATCAAGCATCCGGAAGTCGGAAAAGCGACCGCAACAATTGAACTCGCGATCATCATGAACCGCGAGTTCAACAAGGAAAACGGCATTAAAGAACCGGCGCTCAGAAGAGCTGACATCGCCAGGCTCCCCTACTACGAGTACAAAGAGCTTGAAGCAGCGGTTGACGCCCAGATCAAGCTCAACTCCGAGCGCACAGTGGAGACGGCGCCGGGAAAAACAAAAGCCGCCGGAAAAGGAAACTGAATCGCTCGTGGTTCGTATTTTACGGCCATGAACTGAACATGACGAGGCAGGAGACCATGTTGACGCCCTACGGAGAAATGCTCGACCTAATCTCTTGCCTCGCTATCTATAACGGCGGCGCAAAAGAAAAAGCACCAAAAATGAGTTTTGACGAATTTTTTGCATTGAGGTAAATCGCAGTGATCGACCTAACCGGAATGACTTACGGAAGACTTACAGTCGTTGGCTACTCCCATACAAATAAAAGTGGAAAAACGTTCTGGAAATGCAAATGCGAATGCGGAAAAGAAACAGTCACAAGCAGTGACAAGTTGAGAAGAGGAGTCACAAGAAGCTGTGGGTGCCTAAGAAAAGAATTATATGGAAAAGCACAAACTACTCATGGAATGACAAAAACAAAGCTTTATGTCATTTGGTCTAACATGCGATCAAGGTGCATGTATCGGAAAAATTCAATGTACCACAATTATGGTGGACGCGGCATAAGTCTTTGCGAAGACTGGAAAAACTTTGATTCTTTCAGAAAATGGGCTGAGAAAAACGGATATAAAGAAGGACTCTCAATTGAGAGGATTGATGTAAATGGAAATTATGAGCCGAAAAATTGCACATGGATTCCAAAATCAAAACAACTTTTAAACCAGCGCAGAAGCCATCTTGTGACAGCATTCGGAAAAACACAGACAATCAAAGAATGGTCAGACGAGTCAGGCATTAAATACGACACTATCGAGAGAAGACTAAATAGTTATGGATGGAACCCGGCGGATGCTGTTTCGGTTCCTCCTCATGGAAGGGGGTGATCTTGAGTGGCCTATGATATTGGCCCTCGACTATCCGTATAGGAATTGAGGGAGAAGCCGAATATAGAGCGCAGATGAACAACATCATCACGCAGACAAAAACACTTCATGCCGAAATGAAGACCATGAAGTCTGCGTGGGACAGCGACACGTCTGCAAAGCAGAAAGCTGCACAGCAGACCAAAATGCTTAAGGACCAGATTGCGCTGCAGGAGCAGAAACTCGCCCAGGCGAACAATATGCTCGACAAGGCAACTGCGAAATACGGAGAAAACAGCAACCAGGCACTGCGCTGGAGGCAGGCCGTAGCGAATGCAAGGACAGAGCTGAACAACCTCAATAACGAGCTCCGGAACACACCGAACCAGCTGCAGGCAATGGGCCAGCAGATGCAGGAAGTCGGCTCCAAGATCCAGAACGTCGGCAAGACCGTGACATCCGTCGGCAAGACCATGACGACGCACGTCACAGCGCCGATCGTGGGAGTTGGAGCAGCATCCGTAAAGATGGCATCTGACTTTGAGACCTCTATGGCAAAAGTAAGCTCTATTGCTGATGACTCCGAGGTGTCATATGAGAGTATGCGGCAGGCAGTTTTAAAATTGTCTAACGATACAGGAGTAGCGGCTTCGGATATTGCGGAAAACGTGTATCAGGCCATCTCTGCGGGACAGGATACGGCATCAGCGGTTGAATTTGTTGGAAGAGCAACAAAACTTGCAAAAGCGGGTTTTTCGGAGAGCGGACAGGCGCTCGATGTCTTAACCACTATATTAAACGCATATGGGTTAGAAGCTAATGAAGCTGCAGATATTTCAGATAAGTTGATCACGACACAGAATCTCGGAAAAACTACTGTTGCTGAGTTGGCGGAAAATATGGGTAAAGTGATACCGACCGCAGCTGCATATGGAGTGAAAATTGATCAGCTGGGAGCTGGATACGTGACGCTCACGAAAAACGGTATTAAGACTGCGGAAACAACAACATATCTTAACAGCATGATTGACGAGCTTGGAAAAAGTGGGTCCAAGTCTGCCAATATTCTGAAGAAGAAAACAGGAAAATCATTTCAGGAACTCATGGAATCAGGGTACACACTCACAGATGCACTGGAGATTGTACAGACTGGAGCAGATGAAGCAGGTGTATCAATATCTGACATGTTCACGAACAAAAACGCAAGGAAAGCGGCGAATACACTTACTCAGCATGCGGATGTGTTTACAGATGCACTGACGTCTATGGGAAATGCGGCAGGAACAACCGATGCGGCGTTTTCGAAAGTCGCAAATACTTCGGCTGCAGAATTTGCCAGAGTACTGAACGAAGTAAAAAATACAGGAATTGATCTCGGACAAACTATTTTAACAACGGCAGCACCGGCATTAAAGGATATAGCGGAAAAAATCAAAGAAGGTTGCCACTGGTTTCAAGAATTAGATGACTCACAAAAAGAACAGATTATTAAATTTGCAGCGGTAGCTGCAGCAGCAGGTCCTGTGCTCACTGTAGCCGGAAACCTGATCACCGCAGGCGGCAAGATATACGGCACCGTCGGCAAAGTGATAGAAATCGTTGGCGGACTGACCGCAGCGGCAGAGGGCGCCGGCGCGGGTGTCGGGATTCTCGGCGCAGCAATGACAGCGCTCCCGGTTGTTGGAGTAGCCGCCGGAGTAGGCCTCGCAGTTGGCGCAGTACTCGCGCTCAACAAAGCGGTCGGCGGAGGCAAAGATGGAGTATCGCAGCTCAACGCAGAAATGAGCGAGACGATCAACAGTGCAGAGGGCGCCAGGAAGGCGCTCGAAAACGAAGTTGGCGGGATTGAAAAGATGAACGCCAAACATGACGACTCCATCGCCAAAACGGAAGCGGCCGCAAGGCTTGCAGAGAAATACGCGGATGAGCTTACGGGCCTTGCAGGAAAAACCAACAAGACAACAGCAGAGCAGGCAAAAATGAGGGCTCTGGTCGGGAAGATCAACGCGATATATCCGGAACTTGGCCTCGCAATCGACGATACGACCGGCGAATTGAATATGTCCACAGCTGCATTGAAGGAAAATATCAAGCAGCTGAAAGAACAGGCAAAAGCGGCTGCATACAACAAGATTCTCGAGGAGGAGATGGATAAACTCGTCGAGATCGAGAAAAAAGTCATAGAAGCGGAAGATAAAAAAGCTGAAGTGATGGGAAAAGCCGGCGAAGCAGCGAACAAGCAGGCGGAGATCCAGGCAGCCCTCAAAGCTGAGCAGGACGAACTTGCGGCAGCGCAGAAAAACTACAATGCCGTGCTTGAGGACAGCACAGCTACCCAAGACGAAGTGGTAGCCGCATCAACAAGACTTGAAAATGCACAGAACGCAGTAAATGACACGGTCGTGAACATTAACGGGGTGATGGTGGAATCGGCATCCGCTATGGACCAGTACGCGACTGCACAGCAGAACGCATCGGAGGAAGCAGGAAAACTCGATGCATCTATCACGAGCGCAAACGAGGAATCGACAGCACTCACAGAAACAATGACGCGGACGCAGGAACGCCTTGACCAGTATGCCGCAAGCCTGGGGCTTACAAGCGAAGCGTCTGATACAGCCACAGAAGCGTCGGACACATTTGGAACAGCTATCGAAGGAGCCGCGGATTCTGCGGACTCCGCAGGCAATGCACTTGAGGATACCGCGAATAAGATCTCAGAAGCATGGGACAAAACCTATGAGCAGACAAAAGAGTCTGTGATGGGACAAAAGGGGTTGTTTGACGAGCTGGAAGAAGCAGAAAAAACTTCCGTGGAGGAGATGGCAAAGAACCTCCACAAGCACGTCGAATCCTACCAGAACTGGAATGACAACGCCAAAACCCTCATGGAGAGCGAGCGGTACGCGACGGATGAGAATTTCCAGGCGATGGTCAACTCCATCGTGTCGGCCGGAACAGATATGGCTCCCGAACTGCAGGCGATCGTCGACGCCTTCCAGCGTGGAGACACAGATCTCGAAACACTGGTCCAGGACTACGGTGCCATGTCACAGCTGTCGTCCGACATGGCAACGACGACTGCGAATGCGGCAACAGCTGCAGACTACGGCCTCGATGCGATGAATCAGGCGATCAGCACGGACCTTGCAACGGCCCAGCAGACAACAAATACAGGAAGCCAGGGCATTGCAAATGCCGTAATCTCCGGACAGCCTGCACTACAGCAGAACATCGGAACGATTGCCGGAACATATGACGACCTGTACACATCGATCGCGGCACGAACAGGAAGACTCGAACCACTCGCAACCAATGACGTGAACGGCCTTGCAACAGGGCTAAACAGTGGCAGCGGGGCGATAGGCAAATCAGTAGACAATATAACAAAGGAGGCTGGCAAGCTCCCGAAGAACATTACCGCACAGAAGGCTGCATCGCAGAAGAGCGGAAGCGATATCGTAAAAGCGACGGCAAGCTCCATGCAGGGGCAGAAGAGCTCTTTTGGAAATACAGCAAAAACAACAGGTGCGGAAGCGAAACAGCTGGGTACAGCGATAACTGCACAAAAAGCAGCGGCATCATCCGCGGCAAGAACTCTCGGGACAGGAGTTGCAACAGCACTCAACAGCACGAAAAGCGGTGTTGGATCAGCGGCGAGAGCAGTAGGAACAGAAACAAAACAGACGGCAACAGGCGCAAATGCTCAGAGGTCCGCGGCGCAGACAGCAGGTAAAGGAGTTGGAACAGCTTTGAAAACGGGAGTGAGCAGCGCGAGATCCACTGTGAGCAGTGCCGGCAGGGAAGTTGGCAAGGCGGCTGGTGATGGCGTGAAGTCCGGAGCAAACAGCGCGAAAGGAACCGCGAGGAGCGCTGGCACAGGTCTCGGAGATGCACTTGCGGAGGGAATCAAGAGCAAAAAAGGGTCCGCAAGAAGCGCAGGAAGTTCCGTGGCCCATGCCGGAAGAGACGGAATCAACAGTGTGAGCACATCATCTGCACGATCGTGGGGACAGCACCTTGGTGAAAACCTCGCATCGGGCATCAGGGCTAAAATTCCATCCATAAGAGCAGCGGCACAGGCAGCCGCAAGAGCAGCTGCCGCACCATTAAAACACTCGACGCCAAAAGAAGGCCCGTTGAGACACGATGATGTATGGGGCATGCACCTTGCACAGAACTTCGCTGACGCCATGCATAAAGGAGTGCCTGTGGTTAGAGCGCAGGCGGCTCAGCTGGCGCAGGCGGCAAGCGTTGACACTTATGTGGATCCGCTGGATGTATCCGGCAGAGGAGCCCTGGGAAGCACGATCCGGCAGAGCGTAGATCTCAGCAACATGCCGAACATTGATCCGGAAGCGATATACAATGCGGTCCGGGCAGGAGCAGAGGGGCAGAGCATCACACTGCAGATAGGGGAACGCGAACTTGGACGCGTCCTCCGCGACATGGGGGTGCAATTTGCATGAATGTAAAAGTGACTTACACCGGATCATCCGGTAACACATACAATTTAAAGCTGAAAGAGCGCCTCCGGCTCAAAAAAGCGAATTTCCACAAATATGCGTGGACCATGGATACCACGAAGCAGAAATACGGAGTCACAGTGGATGAATTCCGCCGTGACCCGATCTCGTATGACGCATCGCTGATATTCACGGGGACGTACGAAGAAAACAAGGAATTGCTTGAAACGCTGCATGCGGACTTCGAGCGGGACATCTTAACAAACCAGGAAGGAAAACTTACCTGGGGAGACTACTCTATTGGGATGTTTGTTACATCATCGAGCACATATCCCAACGATAAAGAAGAAACTCAGAACGATATCACGATATATTGCCCGTATCCGTTCTGGACCATGGAAAAGACGATCCATATTTTTCCGTACACGCCGACGGTTACGGACGAAGACAAGCAGTACAGTTACCAGTACCCGTATTCGTACGCAAGTTCACAGGACAGGACGGTATCCTTTGACACTGCGCACTACGCGGAGAGTGATTTCCGAATGGTTGCATACGGGCCGTTTTCGGAGCTCAGCGTGGAGATTAACGATGACCTGAAAAGAATCGGATACGCAGTCTCATCCGGAGAGTTTATGGTGGTCGACAGCAGACAGCACGGCCAGTACAAAGGCGAAGCGTATGTGATCAAATCAGACGGCACAAAGGTCAATGTTTTTGATTACAGGGCGCCGGAACATCAGCTGTTCAAAAAGGTACCTGCGGGGAAACTCAGCATAGACTATTCAAGGACACACGGAATCGACCTGACTGTGTTCCTGGAAAGGAGTGAGCCTATATGGACATTATCATGATCGATAGCTCACTCCATGAAGCAGGAATTATCTGCGCGGATGTGGATATCGAGATCGGTACGTCGGAAGCAAGGAACGATTTTGAATTTGCAGACATTATGGAATTCCCGGCTGCGGGCTTTTACGTAGAGGGAACAGAGTACGGAGGCTTTATCGAATGGGATAAAACATCGTCCTCCGCAGAAAAAACGACACTGAAAGGATGGACGTGGAGAGGCCTGCTGACGCAGGACATCATTATCCCGCCGGCAGGACACGACTACAAAATCGTGACTGGAGATGCCAACGCCATTATCAGAGAGATGCTCTCCGGGGTGTTGGGAGGCTTTTTCACAGTTCCGGAACTTCCGAGCGGATGCACAATATCAAATTATCAGTTCCCGCTCTATATAAACGTCCTGGACGGGATCACGGGTATGCTCGCGCAAAACGGGTATAGACTGAGCATCCATGCAGACAAGCCGGCGGGGGGAGAAGCAGTGATGGTGACAGCAGAGGCAGCACAGGTCACCAGAATCGAGGGAACGGCGAACGAAGACTCTCCATATACGGTGGAAATCACCAATAACAGGATGGGGATAAACCACCTTGTATGTATGGGAGGCGGAGAACTGCAGAACCGCCAGCGCCTGGACCTATATATAGGTTCAAACGGGAAAGTGACAACGACAAAGTATTTTACCGGTTTCGCGGAGCGCACTGCCTATTACGATTACGGGAATGTGGAGAGTCTCGAGGAACTCAGGAAGCACGGAGAAGAAAGACTGCTCAGCATAGCATCATCAAGAAGCGTGCAAGTGAAGGCAAATGGCAGTAAGGATGCGGAAATCGGGGATACGGTAAGAGCATCACTCCGGGGAGAAGTGATCACAACACCTATCGTCCGGAAGATCGTAAAGATTAAGGACGGAGTCCCGACTTACGAATACAAAACAAAAGACGAACAGTAAGAGGAGGAATTATGGCAGTTTTGGTCAACGGCGACGGTTTTAAACCCGTCACAGCACAGACGGATGCTGATTTCTACGCGGGCATCTGGGGAAACGAACTGTCTGTGCTCAACGTTGGAAGCAATATGGCCGCCAGCATCGAGAGCGCAACCATTGTTCGCATCGCGGATGGAGAAGCTGTCATCCAGGGGCGCAGGATACATATTGACGCCGGAACATACGATGAGTTCTCTATCCCGATCGGAGAGCAGGGGACGACGAAATATTTCGTGATAGGCTACGAGCTCTACAGAAACGAAGAGAACAAGGAACTTTGCAGAACATTTGTGGAGGAAGTAACCAGCGCATTCGCAACGGTACCTGTTGGCGGCGTACTCAGGGATGGAGCGGCATCAATCAAAGCATCTCTCTACAGAGTAACAAAAAACGGCGTAAATATTGGATCTGTCACGGCCCTCTTTGAAGCGCCGAAGATAATGCGGCAAATATTCCCGGTAGGAGCTATCTACATCTCAGCAACAGCGACCAATCCATCGGTATACTTTGGCGGAACATGGATACAGCTGGAGGGAAGATTCCTGCTCGGAAAATCGGCCAGTAACAATGCAGGATCAACGGGAGGATCATCGACAAGGACTCTGTCAATAAACAATCTCCCGGCACACTCCCACACGGGACCTTCCCACACGCATAGTATTGCGGCACATACTCACTCGGGCACAACAGGCAGTTCGGGGGCGCATGCGCATACACTGCACAGATGGATGGCGGGAGCATCAGGAACAGCAAGATATGCAGCGCAGGGCGATTCATCGACACCGACATACAGCACGAGCTCAGCAGGCGCCCACACCCACTCATTTACAACGAATGCAGGGGGCGGAGGAAATACTGGGGCGGCCGGCACCGGAAACACTGGAAACACGGGCAAAGGGGAAGCGTTTTCGATTATGCCGCCATACCTGATTGTGTATATGTGGCAGCGCACAGCATAAAGGAGGAAATGTATGAGTGATTGGATCCCGATCGAAGCAGCAACAGATTTTTCCGACGATGCTTATCACGAGATTGATGCGGCCACAAAGACGATCTCCAAAATTACGGATCAGACAATAGTTGCCGGAGAGAATCTTTCGCAGTTTATCAAATTCCAGATCACCAGATACTACGATGGCATAGATCTGGCACAAAAAGAGATCAATATCATTTACCTGTCGCCGGATAAGTACAGCGATATCAATGAGGCCGTAAACAAAGAATATAACGATGAGTATGTCCGTTTTGGATGGCTTGTACCTTATGCTGCATGCCCGGTAGAGGGAACGCTAACGTTTGCGATCGAGTTTGTTGGGAACGATTACTGCCTTAAAACGCAGACAGCAGAGATCAAGGTAAAGAACAGTCTCGATGGCAGTAATGCAGTTCCGGAGCCTACAGAGCAGTCGTGGTATGTGATCCTGCAAGAACAGGTATCAAGGACACTGGAAAGGGCGTCGACAGTCCTCGACAGCCTCGGAAAACCCACAACGGCACAGACCCCCGCGGAGATGGTGGACGAATCTGCAGTGTATGTATATACCGGGGAGGACGGAAACGGATACCGCTATGGGTACTGGTATTACCATGATGGTACAAGCTGGCGCGAAGGCGGCTTGTATGCGTCTACTGCGCTTTTGGTCGATCCCACATTGTCCGTATCTGGAAGGCCAGCCGACGCAGCGGCAGTCGGCACAGCGCTCAACAGGAAGGTTACTGCGGTCACCGGAAAAGGCCTATCATCCAATGACTACACAAATGAAGACAAAGAAGCGGTGGAAACTGCTGCCGCAATAACAAATGCCGAATCGGCAGGCAGCGGGAAAGCACTGACAGCAAAAACAATCACCGATGGCAAGGTAATAGACTGGCAATTTAAATTTATCCCGATTTCCGGAGACACTGACACAGGAGCGGCTGTGATCGGCAAGGAAAACGTAGAACTTAACGGACGACTACTTGCATCATCCTCAACCGGGCTGAATGCAGTTGCGGAAGGAATTTGCACTACAGCGCAAGGGAATGGATGCCATGCAGAGGGTACGGGCACGATTGCGAACCACACGAACGCGCACGCGGAAGGTATCGGGTCTCAGGCTATAGCAAACGCATCCCACGCGGAAGGCACCAATACGGTTGCATCCAGTGACTATGCCCACGCTGAAGGTAGCGGCACAAGAGCAACAGGCTATGCGGCCCATGCGGAAGGCGGTGGCACTACTGTATCCGGAGAATATGCTCACGCAGAAGGTAGCGGAAGTACAGCGTCTAACAACGCGGCTCATGCTGAGGGCTCTGGTACACAGGCAACAGCCAACTCAGCGCATGCAGAGGGTGGCGGTGCACAAGCGAGATCGTATGCGGCTCATGCAGAGGGCGGCGGTACAATTGCATCCGGACAGTGTGCTCATGCAGAGGGCGGCGGGACAATTGCATCCGGAGAGACCGCCCACGCAGAGGGCGGCATGACAACTGCATCAGGTGCACGGAGCCATGCGGAAGGAGGGAGTACAACTGCAGTCGGTGTCGCGAGTCATACGGAAGGGCTCTATACATATGCCAAAAATGCGTATCAGCATGTGGGCGGAATGTATAACGAGTATGATCCTTCGACGGCGAACAGCGATCAAATCGGCACCTATGCTGAGATAATCGGAAACGGCACAAGCGATACACAAAGGAGCAATGCTCGCACGCTTGACTGGCAGGGGAATGAGGCTCTCGCTGGCAGCTTAACCCTTGGAATGGGTACAAATGATGAGATTACTATATCGGCGGCACAACTCAGGGCCTTGCTTGCACTGCTGCAGTGAATGGAGGAAATATGGTTATCATAAAAAACAATGTCATCACCATTACTCGGGGAGATACGCTGGAAACAACTGTAGCCATTGAACTTGAGTCTGGCAAGGATTTTTACCCGTCTAACGGAGATAGGATTCGTTTTGCGCTCAAAAAGAGATACAGCGACCCAAAGCCGATCATTATCAAGAACATTGATGGCGAAAACTTGATCCTTAGACTTGATGCGGAGGAGACAAAGATCCTTTCCCCGGGACGCTATGTGTATGATATAGAACTCACAACAGCAGAGGGATATGTTGATACTTTTATTGAACGCGGGGAGTTTTACGTTACAGAGGAGGTGTACTAATGCGAGATAACTTAAAAGGGACGCTCAGCGGTCAGCTGGTCCGTGGATACTCAGCATATGCGATCGCAGTGCAGAACGGATTTGAAGGAACGGAAAAAGAATGGCTGGAATCCCTCAAAGGAGGGAGTACAAGCTCCCGGATCACATCCCTGGACGATACAAAGATTGCCATAAGCGGCGCCTTTGTGATGGCGGTCGGCATCCCTACATATGTAAATGACGTGTCGGTATATTCCGAGTATGGCCTGACGGAGACTGGATGGTATCTCTTCTGCAGGATCATCTCCGGGAACAGCAACGTAAAAAGCTCTGAAGAGACCACGGTCGACGGCGCTGCGGGTTGTATTATCAGTGATGGACACATTGATGTTGCAATACGGTTTGGGGTTGCCGCAATGTCTCAGCTTGTCACTGTGCACTGGAACGCTGAGGAGCAGGAGACATTTGTTTTCCTGGCTACTGATCTGGCCGCTCGCAACCTGGACAAACGTTCAACCTTTTATGTTTACGACATCGCCGATTTTGTCACATGGACATATAAGCTGACCACCGACACGACATTTGTGGCAGGCACGGCATATTTTGTTAAGGAGGATGACGAGTATATCCCCGCGGAAGTAACAGCAGGGGATCCAGTGCCTGCTTACTACATCCAGGTGCCGACTTACACACTGACTACCGATACCACTTTTGCAGATGGAACTAACTATTATACGCTCGTAAATGATGTGTATGTCCCCGCAGAAGTGACTGCCGGAGATCCGATACCTGCAGACACATACTATATCCTGACAATGCCGTATGTACAGGCAGAGGATCCCACGTTTATCGCGGGTACCACCTACTATACAAAGGCAGAGGGCGAGTATATCCAGGCAGAGGTGACTGTCGGAGATCCGATACCTGCGTACTATGTACACGCCAAAGTTATCTTCGAGGGAATGACTCGCAACATCTCCTACGGGTGCAATACTCTAATCGACTGCCCGATCGAGATCGTCCTGCCGGAAATAGAAGAAAACGGATACGGCGCATGGTACGAGATCCGTATGAGATATGCTGGTACCTACAGCTGCACGCTTACGCTCCCCGAGGGGGTAAAGACTGGAACCACGGCCACGCAGGCGCAGACGGCTGGAATCAACGTGATCGATCTGCACTATGTAAGCGTCGATGGCGCTAAAACATGGCAGTTGATCAACACACACACCAATCTCACATAAGCAAGGAGGCAGATATGGACTGGATTTATGAAAAGCTGGATGATCAGTATGAAGTAAAGACCTGCTATCCGAACGAGAACGATTATGACGGGTCCATTACCGGGCATTTTGTTTACAATGTGAACGCGTGGTTCAACGAAAATCCAGAGGAGCGCAAACGCCTCGGATGGATCAAACATATCAGGCATTCCAAGGAAGAGATCAGGGAGATTGTCGGCGGCTGGAATCCGCAGACGCAGAATCTTGTCACCACGCTGAAACAGATCGATGAGTGGACCGTGGAAGACACATATCATGTGCTCGACAAAAGCGAAGAACAGCTGCTCTTTGAGGAGATGCTTGCCGTTTCAGATTCCGCGATTTACACGGGAGACTATAGATTTATTTAGGAGGATGCACTGTGAAAGATCTTAAAATTATGGCTGAGATTCAGGCGCAGAAAGAAAAAGAGGTCGATTCCCAGGAAACACGCGAGCTGGACGAGGAAGAGAAGGAACTCGCTATGACTAAGCGCGAGGCGTTCGACTTCCCGGTCAATGCAGTGACGATTGACCCGTTGAGATAAGGAGGTATGTATGTTTGATGTAATTCCCGTAACATCTGTTAAGCCTACTGACTGCGGAGCGACATGCCTTAAAATGCTGCTCGCCTACTACGGGACAGACGTCCATCTTGAGGATCTGATCAGAGAGTGCAACACACGCATGATCGGCTGCTCAGCAGGAGACCTGCTCCGTGTCGGACGGGCACATGGCCTTGAAAATATGAAAGCGTTCACGATGGACGCAGAAGAGCTGATCCGTCAGGATCGCCCCGCCATCATCTGGTGGATATATGGCCATTGGTGCGTATTCTGCGGGCAGGACGAAGCCGGAAAGATCGTCATCTGCAATCCGGATCGCGGGCGCTACCGCATGTCGCAGGCGCTCTTTGCTTCGTTTTATACCGGTGTTTCGCTCTGGAATGGCGAGCCGCACGACTTATAACCTACAAAGGAGGATATAACTGATGGATGTCATGGCTTTTCTCGAAAACTTTCACTTCAGAAATGAATTCTGGGTGCTCATCCTCCCGATCATCCTCATGGCAGGAGACTTCATCTCGGGCACGATCTGCGCATGGTCGACGCAGACATTCAAGTCCCAGAAGATGCGCACGGGACTGACCAAAAAAGTCGGCGAAATCTCAATACTGGTAATTGGGGAGCTTTTCAGTTACGGGCTCACACTCCCTCCGCATATCATGTATGGGATTTCGGCATATATCATCTACATGGAAATTATGAGCTTCTTCGAGAACATCAAAAAAATGGGAATCAAAATCCCTGCATTCCTCGACAGGGTGCTGCTCACCGTGGACGCCACACTGCAGGAAGAAGATACAAAAGAAGCAATCAAAAAGATTAAAGAGCTCGAGAAGGAAATTGAAGAACTGAAGAAATAAATATGAACAACTGGCTGAGAGCCTCTCGACTCTCAGCATTTTTACTATCCGGAGGGCAAAAATGGCAAAAAGAATTTTTGACGGTTCTGAACATCAAAAAAAGATAGATTGGGAAAAGGTCAAGGCGTCCGGCAAGATTGACGGTGTGATCTTCCGGATTGGATACGGAGATAACGATGTTAGCCAGGATGATAAGTACTTCCTGCGTAATATCACAGAGTGTGAGCGCCTCGGCATCCTGTATGAGGTATACCTGTATTCTTACGCAGATACCAATGCGCATATACAGTCTGAGATCGCGCACATCAAGAGACTGCTTGCCGGGCGAAATGTCCGCGTATGGCTTGACATAGAATACCGCCCTGCGAAGGCATTTTGGAGAAAAGCAGTTGAAGCCTTCCTTAAAGCCTTCCCTTCCGGCGGCGTGTACACATGGGAATGGGTATTTACAGATATCCTCGACGGCATCGAGTGCCCCAGGTGGATCTGTGCATATGGTCCCAATGATGGTAAGCCGCATTATGATTACAAGCCTCATCTGGATTGCCATGGCTGGCAGTACACCAGCAGGGCGTCTGTTCCTGGCATCACCGGAAACGTGGATATGTCGGAGTGGTACAAGGACTTTGCACAGGCCGCCCCCATGCCGTCCACAAGTTCCGCAGCGGGCCGTAACGATGTAGTTGATCAGATGCTCGCATGGGAAGGATATAGCGAGAAAAACGGCAAATTTAAAGTCATCATCGACGGATACAACAAATATCTCCCGACAGCAGTAAAAACGGGTACGGCAAACTATTCCATGAAATACTCGGATGAATGGTGTGCCTGTGCGAGTAGCAACGCCTATATTGCCTGCGGTCTCGGTCACATGTTCCCGGTCGAGTGCTCTTGCCCCAGGATGATCGCCCTGGCGAAGAAGATGGGTATCTGGCAGGAGAATGACGGTTATGTGCCGGATCCGGCCGACGCGGTACTTTATGACTGGGAAGACTCCGGCAGGGGGGACAATACCGGAACTCCTGATCACATCGGTATCGTCATTGCCGTGGATAAGAGCAAGGAAACCTTTGTCGTCATGGAAGGCAACAAAAACGAAGCTGTCGGCCGGCGAACGATGAACATCAACGGAAGGTATATCCGCGGATTTATCACGCCAAAGTTTGTCACTGGCACAAATACCGGGGGCATCTCGGCACAGACAGCCGTAAAGAAAGAGGAGGTGAAACCTGCTGTGAAAACCTACGAGGTCAGCAAGACCGGAACACCGAACAAGACAACAGTCATTAAATGGGGACTGCTCAAGAATAACCAGAAGGTAACTCCACGCCTGCAGCCGGATGAATCTGCTAAGCCCTGCTCATTTGCGCCTGTAAAGCCGCTGACAAGGATCGACGTGTATGACTACATCACAACTAAAAAGCGCTGGGCATACTGTAAGGTCGGAGGCAAGTTTGGTTTTATCCTCGCATCCTCTATCGCTGATTATCTCCGGATCCCCAAACAGCCGATTGATACAGTCGTCAAGTGGGTGCGCGCGGATGATTTCGGCACCAAAGAGACACGCAGGAAAGCCCTGACAACCCTCGGATACAACTATGATGCTGTGCAGGCGGCAGTCACGGCAAAGCTGCAGGGAAACCAGAAGAAAGAGGATACAAACAGCCCCCGCATAAGGATGTATGCTCCGCGCTTTTGGGAGAATGACCCCGATTTCTTCGGGGATGAGACCATTTTTATCGAAGGGAAGGAAGGCGCTGTATTTGACACAGGTATGAAGGGGTCCCTTGCTGTCAGTAAGCTTAAGGCGCTGAATCTGGACGCAATCACTATCGTCATTACCCATCCTCACGGAGACCACACAGGCAATGTCAAGATCATGGTAGACAGCCTGCCTGTGAAACATGTATATCTGCCTGATCAGTCCGGCATCCGCAAATACCAGAAATCCTATGCAGAGAGCATGGACAATATTGCGGCTCATTGCCAAAAGAAGGGCGTGCCGGTCACATGGCTGAAGATGGGAGACAGCTTTACAGTCGGATCCCTGAGAATACAGTGCCTTTTCCAGGCAGACGCCGACAAGCTCAAGGAAAAAGACGGGCATCATTTTATCAACAACATGTCGATGGTATACAAAGTCTTTGCCGGCTCCTGGAGGATCCTGATCGGCGGAGATCTGTCGGCAGAGGGCATCCTGCAGATGATGGCATCCGGAGTGGATTTTTCCTGTGATGTTTTTAAGTTCTTCTGGCATGGTGATCGCGCCGGGATCAAGAGGGCATTTGCTCAGGCTCTTAAGGGCGTGTTCATCGCGTTTACGCAGTATGAGCACAAGGAGGGCAAAGGCAATGGCCGCACGAGCACATACAATCTTCTCCGCGAAATCGGTGCTTTCGTTGCCCGCGCTTTTGAGGATGGCGAGATCAATGTTGACTTCCAGGGAACAACGGCGAAGCTGACAACATCCCTCGGCATCAGTCGCACCTTCATAAAAAAAATAAAAAAAAACTGAGTTATAAGGTATGCTTAACCACTAAAGCAACCACGGCGATCAAGGACTCACTGCTTGTGATCGAGCCGGAGGATTACACCACCGCGGAAGTACAGGCACTTAAAAAAGCGGGCAACGCCGTGCTTGCATATCTTAATGTTGGATCCGTAGAAGACTATCGCGACTACTACAAGCTGCTGCAAAAGTACACACTCCGCAAGCTTGACGACTGGGAGCACGAGCGGTATCTCGATGTATGCCAACCTGCAGTGCAGGACTGGGCTATCAACCAGGGCATGCGATTTCTCAATGCCGGATATGATGGATTATGGATTGATAACCTCGATATGTATGAGGAATATCCTTCCGACACGGCATACAATGGCATCACCCGCATTCTGCAGGCGCTCTATCCGCATGGATATATCATGATCAACGGCGGCATGGAGTACATGCTCCGGTCAATCTCCCAGAGGGCCCGCGTGGCTCACGGAGTGACTCAGGAGGAGGTCTTCTCACTGATTACGGATTACTCTGGACGCGGAACTTTCGGCGTTCAAATCGCATCAGAGAGCCTCGAGTACCAGAAATATATCTCCAAAGCACTCGGCGTCGGCATGGAAGCGTATATCCTTGAGTACACAAAAGACGCCAAACTTAAGGATAAAATCATAAAATATTGCAATGAGTCCGGTGCCGGATATTATATTTCTGAAGATGTAGATCTGTAAGAGCATAGAGCCAGCCGCATGCGGTGACTATGCACAATAAAACCCCGGAGCATATCAAAATGCTCCGGGGGTTATTTTTTTATCTCTTATATAATCCAAGGCATTCCTGCATCATAAGCCTTGTGTACAGTGGGCATTTGCTGACACCTCGGCACCAGTCTTCCATGGTACGCCGGGGAATTCCAAACCGATTAGCAAGAGCTGTCTGGCTCATGCCGGCGGCTTTAGCAATCTCTTTGACGGGCAAGGCCGCCGCTTTGTATGATTTGTGGTCTGTGACGATCTCATAATCATCGGGCATTCCGTAAGAGATTTTATAGTCGGCCCGATTGTTTCCTCTGGAAATCCAGCTGTCTGACTCAATAACTGAGTCAGGACACTCTTTGTAAGATGCTGTTGTGATTGCGTCCCATACGTCTTCAGGGACGTTGATACTGCGTGATTTTACTGCCTGCTCTGTATTAACCAGTCTTGCTTCTCCGTTCAGGATTACCAATGTTATATTTGGAAACGCGGGGCTGTTAAAAAGTCCGAAAGTGTTCATGTTATCCTCCTTTTTATATTGTCTGTACAAATGTTCCATCGATCATATCCACCCAGCCGACTTTATAGGTCTTCTGAGGTCTGCCGTTGCTGATTCCCGTGAAGCTGATATACATTCTGTGCTTTCCGTAATTCTTCCATTCCTTTTTGTAAATTTCGTATTCTTCCCACCAGCTGTTTTCGCCGTATTCTTTCGCAACTGCTAACCCTTTTTCGATCGCTGCTTTGACTTTATCCGTCATTTCTATATCCTCCTCTAAAGTGGTTTGTTCTCTGTGCCATTTGTTGATTATATATTACCACGGATAACGTGGAATGTCAATAGAAAACCACGAAAAACGTGGAATAAATAGCAATATCGGTGCAAAATATGAGCCCTCGACACTACCGATCAGGAGTGCCGGGGGCTGTCGTTATTATATAGAAGAAACTAAAAATAGCAAAGGTGTGTCAAAAAGTGTGTCAAACACGAATCAACACTTTGAAAAAACGCCTACAATCCGCATAAATACTGGACAAATTTAATTATTTCTCTTCCAGCACCTGGAAGATATAGAATTGCATCAGACCGTTCTGGAGCGTTCTGCGGCATGTCAGACCCGCATAAATACAGGGAAAATGTTCTCGATAAGAACCGTCATTTTTCAACAAAGGTGTGTCAAAAGGTGTGTCAGAGTGCGTCCGCGATCTTAGCCATTTCCTCTCTCTTGGTGTCCTCCATGACGTCACAATAGAGGTCCATGGTAATGGCCAGAGTGGCATGCCCGAGGATGTGCTGCAGGGTTTTGGGATTCATTCCTTCCTCGATGCATCTGGTGGCAAAGGTATGCCGGAGTGTGTGGAAGGATGCCCATGTGATATCAGTGCCTTTTTCCTTCATCTCGGAGAGGATCCTGCGCATTTCGCTCCGGAGATTGTTCCCGTCGATTGGCGTACCGTAGCGGGTAGTAAAGACCAGATTCGAAAGACCGGGCAGAGGCTGCCAGTATTCACCATAAGAGAGGCGATGCCTTCCCTGGGCAATCTTCCGGGCCCGGAGGAGGCTCATTGCCTTCTCGGGCAGGGGGATGACTCTGCGGCTGTTCTCACTCTTCGGCTCCTGGAGGAAATACCCGACGCCGGTGATCCAGGCCAGCGTGTGCCTGACATGGATCTCTTTCTTTTTCAGGTCCACATCCTGCCATTGCAGGCCGGTGACCTCGCCGATCCGGAGCCCGGTCAGAGTGGAGAGCCGGAACATGTCATAGTAGTAGGTGCCTTCGACGGCTGTAAGGAAGGCGGCTGTCTCCGATCGGGAGAGCGCTTTGCGCTTTTCTCTCTTTTTCGTCGCAGGTCTTGTCGTGTACTGCATGGGATTCTGCGCCAGGAGCTGATTCTTCACAGCCTGATCCAGCAAATCGTAGAGAAGGAAATTGATATTTCCGAAAACACTCTTGCTGTATGTGCTGGCCATGCGGTTCAGGAACTTCTGGATCTGCTCCGGCTTTAATGTCTTCAGCTGCTTTTTGCCGAATTCTGGAGAGATGTACCGTTTGTATGTTTTCCGGTATGTCTCGATCGTGGTCGGCTTGCAGTTGGTGCGGTAGGTCGTGATCCATGTCTCGAACCAGGTGTCCACATTCAGACGAGAGGCCTTGGCATAGATTCCATGCTCTAGTTCATACTTCTTGTTACGGAGGGCCTTCTCGGCCTCCTTGACGGTCTTCTCATAACCGCTGTACTGTTTTCCCTCATACTTACAGCGCCACATATACCGGCCATCCTTGCGGAGCGTGACGCCTTTAGGGAGTGCGCTGTCTTTTGCCGGCATATAATCACCTCCTCTCAAAAGTATGGAAAAATAAGCCTCAGAGGAGTATACTTAAACAGATGTACAGCTATATTCCTTCGGGGCTATAGTATCAGCCGTCCGACCTGTTGCCGCAGGCCGGGCGGTTTTTATTTTAATCAACAATAAGTCAACGATTAGCCAACGCATAGTCCAACACACGCAAAGCGATAAGTGCGTTATTCGTGCGTTTATCTTTTGAAATCGCACGTATTTTCAAAAGATAAAACAAAAATATAAGCAAAGTGCTTTGCTAAAATAGCTTTACTATTGGTATCGGATTGTGACTTTTACAGAAACGGGATCCGTGCCGGTTTCCATAGCATATAATCGATTACCGCGATCTGTGGGAAACTCTTCTTTTATGAGCTTGTAATCGCCGCCCGTAATCCAGCAGCGTATCTCAGCGTTGGGATGATCAGCAAGAAGACTCTTCACAGTGCTGACATTTTCATCAGGGACGAAACCGATCTGAGTTTCGCCTTGAAGGATTTTTAAAGAATTAGGATCGTGCCTATTATTTGGATCGGGAAGGATTTTGCACGTCCCCAGCGAAGGCTCGAGCGAATATACTTTATCATTGACAAGACACTCGTCGATCATCTCTTGTTTTGAAAGCTTGTATTCGGGATTATTATCACAAAGAAACGTATCATATATCCGATCACTGCAATAACCATCAACACCGGAAGCGTAAAAAACAAACTCTTTAAAATCAGGGAGTTTATACACGGGCGCGGCAGAGGCGGCATCTTCCTGCGCATTCGCACTACTTATGCCGGATTTGATAAAATATGCAGCAATAAGAGCCAACAAAATGGCTATGAGATAAATTATTCCGGCGCTAAATCCTATAAAAGAAACGAGAAGACCGATAAGAAATAGCGCAATAGCAAAAACAACAAATACAATTCCAATACCAATCATATTCATAAAGACCTCCTAAAAAAGTGATTTGATTAATATTTTTGCCTGTTTTCGATTACCTTGCCAATAATAACGACCGGAAGCCGTTCAATCTCTTCGTTGGTGAAACAGATCGGAGGATAGGCGGGATTAAAGCTGATCAGGCTTATCCCGTTTTCGTGCTTTGCGAGGCGTTTGCAGGTAGCAGTGTCGCCGTTTACTTGGGCAATGACTATATCTCCACTTTCTGCATCGGACTGCTGGCGAACAATGACGACGTCACCTTCACAAATACGCGGGAGCATGGAATCTCCCTTGATCCTAAGTCCGAAGAATTCACCTGTACGTGCTAAAGTATCGGGGATTTCCTCATAATCGAGAACTTCCTGGACTGCATCGATGGGAATGCCAGCGGCTACCCTTCCGACGACAGGAATCCGCACGGCCTTGGTATTGAAAAATAATTTTCTACGGTCGTGGGGTTCCATGATATCAGAACGCTTCACGTTGAAGTAGGAACATAACATATCTATTTTGGGCATTTTAGGTGTTCTGGTTCCGTTCATCCACGCAGAAATGGTTGCCTTGCTTAAATGAAGGTCTTTTGCTATTTCGACCTGCGATTTTCCTCTCTCATATGCAATTCTTTTCAGATTTGAGGCAATTACTGCCGAGTATTCTTTTTCAGTCATTTTAAAACCCTCCATTATTCTACAAAAATGATACACAAAAACCTTGTAAAAGTCTACAATTTGTGTTGACAGTCTACAAAACGTAAATTATACTAATGCATGTAGTTGCAAATCATTAAAGGAAATACAGGAAGGAGGTGTGAAAGTGCCTAAAATTACGATGGAAGCAGCCCGGGTAAATGCGAAATTAACACAGGATCAGATGGCTCAGAAGCTCGGAATTTCAAGGGGTTATTACAACAATATGGAAAAAGGGGCTGTGGAGATCAAGCCCGCCTACATCCTCGGATTTTGCCAGATAACCGGATTCCGGGTGGATGATATTATTTTGCCCGAACGGTCTACAAAATGAAAACTTTTGCGAGGGAGAAGAACAATGAGGCCAATGGAGAAATTATTCGCCGGTGGCCCGAAGCGAGACAGCCTGCGGATCATCGGAACACTGGTTGGCGTATCACCTGCAGCGATCGCAGGATACGCCAAGGACACGGAGAAGTTGAAGTCGGCCAGAGCGCGGACTCTGGCCCTGCTGATCCAGCGAGCAAGACTCACGCCGGAAGAGACGGCGGAAGTCATCGCAGAGCTGGCCAAATAGGGAGAAAGGGGAGAGAGCAGTGACTAACAAAGAAATAGTGAAAGCCGCGATCAGCGGGGAAGAGCAGAACGTGAAAGCCCTTAATTGGGTAAAGAGGGCAGGGGGAATCGAGAACGTCACAGAAGAGATGGCAGCAAGGATCGTGGAGATCTGCAGACTCTCGGTTACGGACGCCTCCGAGGAGGAGACCGCCTACCAGAAGGCAAAGGAATACCTTCGGGGAATTAAATACCTGAAGGGGCAGATCGCTGCCATCGGAGAGGCTCATGATTTCGGACAAATGTCGGGATATGACGCCAACGGTGACGAGCGTGCGCGCGCAAGATATGAGCGCGAAATCCGTGAGTTGGAGGCGAAACTTGCGGAGGTAGCATCGATGGCCACAAAAGCCGCACGAATGAAAGGCGGTAAGGTGTGGGAGGAGTGGCCACTCAAGAGGGTATGAAATGTTCTTCTACTATGACGAGCCGGCAGAGGGCGCATCAGACTTGACGGCCTGTTCTGACTCGGATGAGGGGAAGGCATCCATGCGGGGCGCCTATACCATTGCGGAGCTTGAACAGGTGGGACCTTTAGAATACCGAGCTGTTCCAACAGGAAGCTACATCCTTACGAGAAACGGGAAGAGAAAGCAGGAGACCGTTGGAAAAGAATTTATAAACACTCACGTGGGGAAATTTGAACTCCGGAAATGGTACAGCTACATGGAGGAAGCTGTCCGCCGTGAAGGAGCGGAACAGCTGTTGAATACCATTATTGACCACGTCAGCAAACATTGCTTCTGGTTCCATTCAAAAAAGGAGATGCGGAACTATGCGCTGGGATGCTTGTCAAGCGGTGCATACAAAAGCTGGAAGCTATGAGGGAGCAAAGGCTCCGGAGTAAAAAGTAAGGTAGGAGCTGAAACCGCGGAAAGAAAAGAGGAAAGAATGAAACACTGGATAGCTGATTTTTCTATCAAATATCGGGCTGGAGATGTTGCGACCGAAGAGGTCTCGATAAGGGTCGAAGCAGAGAACATCACAATAGCACTGGGTAAGGCCCTGCAGTACATAGACGAAAATTACCGCGATAGAGAGAAGAGAGGCATCGAGCAGATTGCTATCTGGAACATCGGCATAGCAGCGGAAGACGATGTCTTCTGATGGAAAGGAGAGCGTCATGGTGACAGAGATCAATGCACGCGTTTACCGGTGCGGGGTCTGCGGGAAGACCTATTTAAACCGGAGAGATGCGGAAGAGTGCGAGGACAGACACGCCTCTGACGCGAAGATGGGCCGCACGACGATAGTCGTGATCCATCCGAGAGTGGTAGACATCGACGGCTATGCCAAGTATCTCGGCATGTGCAAACAGGCAGCCAGGGAGTTCGGCAGGGAGGCCGGCGCGATCGTGGGCGTGCAGGGAAAGAGAACCCTGTATGACCTCAGGAAAACAGATGAATATCTGGATGCAATGTAACAGGCACGGAGGAAGCTGAGGTGTTTTTTTACCACGACGAAGAAAAACCGAAGAGCGGAAGAACCGACCACAAGAAAGAGATCATCAAGACCATCAACAGCATGTCCGGCAGTCGCTCGGGGTATGAGATCTTCTCGGACTGGGTGAGCTGCATGGCGATAGCGATCGAAAACAGCACACATGTATTCCGCAACGAGATTTGGCAGGAAAGAGAAAAGCTGTATAAAGACACGATGAACAGGTACACCCTGGAGGAAAGACAGAAGTTCCCTGAGATGCTGGCACACCTGACCATGGCTTTCGAAGAAGGCCCGGACGACATCCTAGGAAAGGTTTACATGGAATCCGGCATGGGTTCCAGAGTTACGGGGCAGTTTTTTACACCTTTTAATATCTCGGAAATGGTGGCTCGCTTGTCACTTGAAACGAGCATCGAGCAGTACGAAAAAGGGGAACTGGAAAAGATCACGGTCCTGGAACCGTCCTGCGGAGCAGGCGGGATGATCATAGCAGCTGCCAAGGTCCTGCAGCAGAGGGGCATCAACTACCAGCAGGCCATGGATGTAGTCGCCCAGGATCTTGACTGGAAGGGAGTGTACATGTGTTATGTGCAGCTCTCGCTCCTCGGAATCAGCGCCATATGCGTCCAGGGAGACACACTTACTGATCCGTATGTTCCCGGGAAAACGGAGCAGTCACACATCCTGCAGACACCGAAGAAAGCGGGGATGCTCATATGATTGACGACAATGTGATCAGTGAAGTCGTGTTTGCGGTTGCCCCATATGTCGATACTGAAGAAATAAGCGATATACGGATGCGCATCACGATGGTGCTGAGCAAGTATGAAATTAAAAAGGCAGTCACAGATATAGTGCCGTACCAGGGAGACGTAAATGATGAAATCCTGAAACGGTTTCTGATCGCAAAGACAGCGGCCGGAAGGTCAAAGAGGACACTGAAGTATTACAAAGACTCGATATCGATGTCGCTCGCAAAGATTGGGAAACCATATACACAAGTGACTGCAAACGATGTGCGCATTTATCTGGCGATCAGGGTAAACCGGGACGGAGTATCGAAGGCGTGCGCGAATAATGAGCGCAGGAACCTGTCCGCATTTTACAGCTGGCTTCAGAAAGAAGAAATATTGCTCAAAAATCCCATGAATAAGGTTGAGGCTATTAAAGAGCCGAAGAAAAAGAAAAAAGCATTCAGCAACATGGAACTTGAAAAAATCAGGTTCGCGTGCAGGAACGCATACGAGAGGGCATTTATAGAAGTGCTCATATCTACATGGGCAAGGATTTCGGAAGTCGCAGAAATGAAGATTTCAGACATTCAGGACAACAAGATAATTGTCCACGGAAAAGGAGATAAGTACAGGGAGACATACCTGACAGCGAAGGCACAGATCGCGATTCAGGAGTATTTGAAGCAGAGAGAGGATGATAATCCTTGGCTGTTTCCGAAAGGCGCAAGAATAACGGAATTGCGAAAAATAGGGATCCCGCAAAAAGAAATGCACCTTTGGTGGCAGCATGCTGAGAACGTACGTCCGGGCAGACGAGACAGCGGAAGCTTGGAATCAACAGTCCGAGACATAGGGAAGCGTGCAGGAGTGGAAAATTGCCATCCTCATAGATTCAGAAGGACAGGAGCGACAATGGCGCTCCGGGCTGGAATGCCGATCATAGAGGTATCAAAACTGCTCGGACACGAAAGCATTGCAACAACACAAATCTATCTCGATATCGAGGATAAGCAGCTTGAAGCGACGCATGAGAAATATGTCATCTAAAGAAGTGATCTGGATGGAAGTAACACGAGATGAATTCGAACTGCCAATTCGGATTGCTGATTCGGTGGAAGAACTTGCTGAAATGTGTGGAAAATCAGTGAACTGTATAAGGTCCGATATTTCACACTGGAAAGCAGGAAGGCAGAAAACCTGCAGATTCAGAAAGGTTGAAATAGAAGAGGACAATTTTGCGCCGGCGCAAAAGAAAGGAAAAGGAGAAGTAAAAAATGGAAAAGACCACAGGAACAGCAAAGGTAACAATGGAAGCTTTCGGAGAGAAAGTTGAGCAGACCGGCAGCGCGGTGATCGCATTCGTCATTAAACCGGACGGGAGAGAAGAAGGGACCATGTCGATGGCAATGGGGGGGTCAAGCGTCAGAGACATCATTACGGCGGCTGCGAATGGAGTACCGAGTTTGCTCAAGCAGATGTGCAGAGACAACTACGATGCATACAGAGCGGGAGAACTTTTTATAAAAATATTCCGGGAATGCATGCGCGATGACAATCCGGCCAGGACGCAGGTCCAGCGCAGTGAAATCGTGAAGGCTAAAGAAACCCGGGAGGAGACCTGATGTACATATACGGGAAGCATCCGAACGAAGGAAATGCGGAAGCGTCACAGGAAGAGATAGAAAAGACACATGCGCACGGGAGAAAGGGGAACAGAGGTGAGATGGCCATGAAGAGACTGGTGAAAGTGATCACAATTATCGCATTTATGTTCCTCATCATTGGCGGATCCGCACTCGACAGCCGGAACATCCTCATCCCGATAGCAATGATTGTTCCGGCACTCGTGTGGTTTGGCCTTCTGGCATGGGCCAACAGGGAAGGGAGAAGTAATGATCAGGATAGAAGACGAGCAGTTCAGCCCGCTCCGGGAGAACATCAACTTCATGCTCAACAAAACCATCGGAGACATGATGGAAACAGGCGAGATCAAAGAAACGGTGACCGCAAAGGTAGGAATTATCTTGGCACGTCGGCAGGTGCAACTGACAGAGACAGAGACACGGCTGGCTTTCGTGCCGGAGTTTCACTTCAAAGTCACAATGGCCAAACAGATCCGAGAGGAAGTAGAAGGAGAAGTATACGAGGATCAAATGGAGATTATCGCAGACGCAGACGGCAATCTGCAATACAAGCAGATGCCGGGCGCAAGACAGATGTCGCTGTTTGATAAGCAGTAAGCAGATAGGAGGAGAACAATGTTTGATAAGTTCGGAGAATTTGATTCTGCAGAGGAAATGAATGAGCTCGCCCAGAACCTCTTTAACGAGGGAGACATCGAGAGCATCAAGGCACTCGCTGCCGAGAACGGCCTGGGAGGCTGGACGGTAGATAATTACATCGAAGGATACGAGCCGGTATTTGTGGATGCGGCGGAAGCTGCGATCGGAAAGATCGAGATTGAACAGAAAGATCTGAAGCCCAAGGACATCATGGTCGACTGGTGCGAGTACATCAAGACATCATCCATGGAAGACGAGGAAATGGCCAGGGCTGTGCGCAAAAAAGGCAAGAGCCTTAAATCCTGCATCGGAGAAATCCTGAAATGGGCATTTGCGCACCAGGTAGATGTGGACAAGGACATCATCAAGGCTGCGGGCGTAAAGGCGAACAAGATCACGCTCGGCATGCCCGGGAGAGCAGAGGCAAAGAAGATAATCCGTGAGTACTATCTGGGGGCCGCAAAATGAAAAAGAAAGACTTGCTGAACATCACGCTCCCGGATGTTCCGGAAGAACTGATCGAAACCGCCCAAAGCGACAAGTACGCAAACAACGAATTTGTTCTGTGGAACAGCCAAACAACCGTTGAAAAGAGCTATAAGACAAGGCTGTACTTCGGAGCATCGGAAGAGAACGGGATCCTGATCGTCAGGATGTGGCCGCGCATTCTACTGGCGAATAGAGTCAATAATCCACTGTCGATCACATACATTGATGTAAAGGCAGAAAAATGGATATCCACAACAGACGGCAAATGGACAGAGGCGTTGTTGGAAAATATCAAAGCAACTTATGCACATCAGCCAAAAACATTCTGGGGAGCAAAAGATGTGTCAACACAAGAGGACACAGACCTGTGCAACCGCATGCTTGGAACCGATGAAAACAGCGTGTATGAAGCCGTTCGGGAGTGGCAGGACGAGGTCAGAGCCAAAGCCAACAAGAAAAAGGCAGAGAGAAGGAAAGCAGACTGGGACAGGATGATGGACCTGATCCCCGAAAAACCTGCAGATTTCGCGCAATGGGCAGAGGGCGAGGGCACGATCGACGACAACTTCCTGCTTTTTAAGAGAGAAGGAAAGATATCTGAAGTGTACTGCACATATTGCGGCGCCACTTACAAGACAATAGAAAAGATGGTCCATAACCCGGGAAGGAAAACGCACTGGGGCTACGAGAGGAAACACAGAGGGTTCTGCAGGGAATGCCATAATTTCTTCGACACGAAATCATGGCGCAAGCAGAACGAATTGAGGACATCGAGCTGGGTGGTTCTTCCGCAGGTATCAGGGGAATACATCTCCATGAGGTCTTTTGAAGTGGTGAAAAAATTCCGCAAAAAAGCTGAGTTCGGCGAAGAAGAAAAATGGGAGGAAAAAACAGCTATCCGGGAAGACTCAAGGATATTCGCCGATCCGCAATCATTCGAGTCTGTTGACAGCTTCAGATGGGAAATTGCTTATTCGATCAGCAAAACAGAAGCGTGTTGGAGAAGGGTAAGAGGAACAGATTACAGCCGGAGCAGATATCAGTACCAGATTCAATTCGGGAATATGTACATGCGGAATGCAGAGGAGATCTGCAGGGCGGCTGGGATGCAGAAGTTCCTGTATGAAAAATGCCAGGGGAGCCAGCACGACAGCCCGCAGAGAATGCTGATCGAGATCGCGAAAAAGAAATATATCGAATATCTCTACAAAGCAGGCCTGAACAGAGTAGCAGAAGCGGCCATATCGAAGAGCTGGATGAAGTGCATGAAGCTGAAGGAGGACGCACACAATCTCAAGGAACTGCTGGGAATAGATGGGCAGATGCTACGGACCATGAAGGATATTGACGGCCATTACGAGATGATAGAGACGCTGAGAGAGATAGCGAGGCGGAAAGAGAAGGTAGACATCGAAACACTCAAGGCCATGAACGAGAGCGAAGTGTTCATCGGCCATCTCCTGACAGAAAAGACCGGGATGACGGTACAGAGGACAATGAACTATCTGAAAAAACAGGCTGCAAGGGAAAATAAAAGCCTGCCCGGAATCCTGGCGGAATACAGGGATTATCTCAGCGTTGCGGAACGGCTGGGATATGACACAAAGGACGAGATTATCTGCAGGACACCGGACCTGAAGCGCATGCACGACAGATATTCAGAGCACTATAACCAGCACAAGGACCAGATCGAGGAGCGCAACGCGGATAAAAAATATGCAGGCATAAAGGAAGGTTCCGAAAAGAACATAAAACATTTTCATTACGAAAAAGAAGGCCTGCTGATATTGGTGCCGGGAAGTGCATCAGACATCATCCGGGAAGGAAGGGAACAGCACCATTGTGTAGGGGCATCGAACCTCTATATGGAACGCATGCAGAAGGGAGAAAGCTACATCCTCTTCCTCCGGAAGAAAGAAGAACCGGAAAAGCCATACTACACACTTGAAGTCACATGGGACGGCCATGTGAGACAAAGCTACGGAGCCTTCGACCGCAAGCCGGATCAGGAGAAGATAGACGGCTGGCTGAGATATTTCTCCAGGGCGGTAAAGAAGCGAAAAGAAAAAGAGGAAGCAGAGCAGCGCGTACTGGTAGCGGCTGTATAAGGAGGGGCCATGGATTATGTACAGATGACACTGGACGACTGGATGTCGCTCAAGAAGGAGATCAAGGAAGAATTTATAAAGGCATCCACCAGCTTCGTCCGGATCGGATACCTGCTCCGGAAAGCAGAGGACAGCGAAGGCTACAAGAATGACGGATACGACAGCCTCAGCGAATGGGCTCATGACGAACTCGGCCTGACGGCGACATACGTATCCCGCTTCAAGGCGATCAATGCCAAATACAGCGAAGGTGGTTATTCCGATCACCTGCTGCCGGAATTCATCGGATACGGATCCGCAAAGCTTGGAGAGATGCTCGCACTCCCGGACGAAGACATGGAAATGCTGACACCGGAGATGAAGCGCAGCGACATCCGTGCTCTGAAGGAATTCAACCGCGACGAGCCTGAAGCACCGGACACAGAATCGTGGATCCTGGAGATGATGGAAATCATCCCGGAGGGAGTAAAGGAAGATCTCGCAAAGGAATATCTGCAGGGGGCTCTGGACGGAAGGAAGTGCGCAGAAATCATCAATCCATCAGGGAACTCCATGAAGCGCACACGCGCAGCCATGGTGGCTATGACGGACGAGGGATTGTTCGTGAAGACATTCGGGCCGGAGGGAGGCCGCAGGAAGATATCATGGCAGGATTTCGCGCAGATGCTTTGTGAGCGGTACGAGAAATGGAAACCGCAGGAGAGCACAGCGAAACCGGAAGAAAATACCCGGCCTGCTCCGAAAAACGTCCAACCCGCTACGGAAAATGCCCAACATGCTACGGAAAATGCCCAATCTGCTACGGAAAATGCTCAATCTGAACAGGATCCTGATCAGGAAGCACAGGAACCTGCAGGAGAAGAGGAACAGCCGGCAGATGGCACAGGGCAGGGCGAAACGGAGGCAGATGTCGCTGATTCAGAGGATGCGCCGGCAGAGGGAACTGATCAGAAAGCCAATAAAGAAAAGCCGGAGCATATCGGTGAAGCCACCGAAATGGTATCGAAAAAAACCGAAGAAATCATGCCTGCGCCAGAGGAAACAGAGCCAGTTGCGCCGGCGCAAATACCTGCGGAATCGGAGACATACAGAGATGCAAAATCAATGCTGAAAGGAATCGAGGAAGCATTCCGAAAGAAGGACTGGGACAGAGTGCTCAACCTTATGCAAGGATTGGAACCAGCAATCAGGAAGCTGAAAAGAGAGGAATGACGATGAAAAAAGCAGAGGAGATCTACAAGGCACTGGAAAAGACGATGGAATTCGTCGTGGAAGCTGGAAAGGCGTGCATTGATGTGAATAATGACGCAGAAGTGGTAAGAGACCTGGCGAATTCAAGAGATGAAGTGAACTCGAGCAATGGCAGATACGCCATTGATTATGCGATCAAGCAGATCTCGAGCGTCGCAGTCGAGAAAGTCAGCGACCTGGAGTGCCTGATCGACAAGGCAATCGCGGCTGCAGAAGAAGGCCTCGAAGAACCGGAAGCTGAAAAGGCCCACACGCCGACGGAAGCGGAGCTCAGGGATATCCACAGGGTGGAAACCTACGAAGTACCACACGAAGAGAATGAGAACCCTCAGGCAATCCTCGATAAATTGTATTTCGCAGTAAAGGAAACACGCGCGGGTGAAGATGTGACAAACATCAAATTCACAAAACCGGGCGAAGCCGTGATCTACTTTTACACCGGAGCATCGAAGCGGGTGAACATCGAGTGTGATTCCGGCATCGCTATGATCGTAGATGTATGCAGAGCACTGATGTAAAGGAGGAACCATGAGCAAAAGAGCAAAAAGACACGTCGCAAGCTTCCTGATCGCGCTGGCAATGGTTGCGATTCTGCTCCTGTTGATCATATCCACCGCCGAAGCAAAAAACATCGGGATGGTGTCGAGGAATGCTGACGGAGATGTATATCTCTCGGAAACCGGCTGGGTGCAGGTCGGGAGCGACACATACTATTCCCACAAAACAAAAAGCAGGATGTACCAGGTCGGGGAGGCCTGCAGAAACACCTACAGGTGGAAGGGGAACAAGCTCTATTATTTCGAAGGTGATGGAAAGATGCTTAGAAGCAGTACGAAGTACATAAAGCTGAACAAGGACCATTCCGTGCGCTATATCTACACGCCGGGGACTAATCACAATGACCGGTACAATGTCCGCCTGGGAAGATACCAGAAGCGTGACCCAAAAGGCCATTGGAAGGAATATGGCATGCAGACAAACATCTGGTGGATGTGCGACATGCAGGAGTAAAAGAGATGAAATGCGGATGTGGGAAACAGATCTCGAGACGCCTGAAAGGGACATGCATGGCATGCAGATATACCGCCGCGAAACAAAAAAAGAGTGCCGGCACATGCTCCGGGCAGGAGAAAACAAAGAAAAAGCCGAGGATCATCGTGAATGTTTCAGAGCTCCCGAAGCCGTATCTGCCGCCTACACTGCCCGTGAAGATCGGAGAGGTCGTCCCTGATCACGAGGTGGCGAAACACAATAGCTTCTTCTCGGACTTCAACTGCGAGGGTAATGAGGAACACAGACGCAGAGGAAGGGAAAATAATGCATTGACCAGACCGTACACAGAAGCCGAGGACGAGAAGATACTCAGAATGGACGCGGAAGGAATGACATGCACACAGATTGCGACGCAGCTCAACAGACGCCCTGCGGGCGTAAGACAGAGAATCAATAAATTGAAAAAGCGGGAGAAAGAAAAGGAATGATAACAGGAATGAGGCTTAGATACTGCCAGTGGTGCGGATGCTCTTTCCAGGAGACAGTGAACCGAAAGATTTATTGCTCGAAAAAATGCAAGCGAGAAGCGATGCGCAAGAACAGAGAGAAAGAGGATGTTCCGCCTCGAGGGAGATTGCTGCAGCCGGAAGTCAGGATATGCAAAAGATGCGGAGCACCGTTTGTAACCGATCACGAGGGCAGGAAATACTGCTCAGACAGGTGCAGATATGGGAACGTGCAAAAAGTGTTACAAGAGAGACAGATGCTTGGAAGCAAATGAATATGGAAAATGTATCGAATTCAAAAAAAGGACAAGCATCGCGGCAGAAATCGAGCAGATTAACACTGAAATGCGATCCGTCTCAATTACCAGAACCGACAACACCGGCGACGCCAGTGATGACGAAGGAGAAGAAACCGAAGGAGATAGAGAATATTCTGAAGGATTACTTCTTTCATTCTGCGATGCGGTCCAGAAGGAGGCAGTGAACAATGAATGGTATCGTGTTTTTGGCGGCAGCACTATTAATGCTGTGCTTCGCGATGGCACTGGCGTACATTTCGATTATCACTACAAAGATGTATATGCGGGAGGCCAGGAAGAACGCGGAGAGACCAAGGAGACACTACAAGACTTTTGACCTTGCAGCCACAAAACTGGAGAAAAAGCCGGAGTCATGAGCTGGGAGAAAAACAAGTGGAACTGCGGCATGTGCCCTTCCTGCTATCAGAAAGATGATTGTCCGGGAGGGAGCAACGGTATCAGCTGCGATAATTATCTGGCTCCGGAGCCGACTAGGGTTGAGTGGCCGGACATTTACAGGAAAGCATACCGGAGTACATTTGGCAGCCTCGATGCAACTGCAAAAGTTTACCGGATAGGGCACGCAAAAGCCATCCGGGACGCAATGCTGCAGATCCATGGATTCACAGAAGAAGAGATCAGAGACATAGAAAGAGAGATTAAAAATGATATGCATCCAGTGCCAGGACGGAGCGATATTCTTCCCGGATGAAGAGATCGTCACACCGAAAGCAGTTGCCAGCGGACACAGCCCTGCGATCGCATTCAAAGCAAAGAACACCGGAGGTATGCAGTTTATCAAACGCTACCCGTCCGAGGAAAAGCGGGACAAGGCTCTGCGGGACATAGAAGCAGCCATGCAGGCGGAGGATCCCGCCGACGAAAAAAGAAAAATAGAGGAAGCATTCCAGGCGAGGCTCACAGCCACCGAAAAGGAACTGGAAGAGATGCGCAGCCTGATCAAAAAGGAAACACCCAAAAAGCCAAAGAAGCAGAAGCGAAAGGCCGGAAGCCGGAAGAAACCAAAGGAACCCGAGAAGGAATTCGTCCCTCCGACCGAAGAGGAAATAATCGCATATATCAAAGAACGCCAGATGGACACTAAGCTCGGCCAGTCCGCAGAGACCATCGCGGAAGCCTTCCGGGATGTCTACGAAAAGGAAGAGGATACCGGAGAACTGGATAAAAACGGATTTTCCGTCCGCAGAGCCGTCTGGAGAAAAGCAAACGGAGATCCTGTCATGGACTGGAAAGGGTGCCTAAGGACATTCAAAGGCAGGCAGCTCATGTGGAAGGGAGAGGCCAGCGCCGCGAAGGGATCCGGAAGACAGAAAGCGAAGAATAACCAGTTCTGTGAATTTGGCCAGAATGAATATACGGACGAGGAGATCGAAGACCTCGAAAATGATTTATTGAACAGCTCAGGAGCATGAATAACATTACCCATTCTGTTTATCTCCTGTTTTAAAAATACTCGATGCGGCTGAGCTGTCCGCATCTGACAGCGCCAGAAACCAACGAACAAATTGATGAAAAAGAAAGGAGGAATTCCTCCCTGCTTTTAGGATTCTGTTAAAAGCCAATTTGAGTCTACATATTGTGTCGTTAATGTAACTGCAAACTGTATTCAAGGCCGGCATGGCGCTGGCCGGCCGGAAAGGAAACCTAAGTGAAAAAAACAAAGATTGAATGGTGCGACAGCACATTTAATCCGATCACGGGATGCATGCACCATTGCCCTTACTGCTATGCAAGGGCGATGGTGCACAGATTCTCAAATACGCTGGAAAACAATGAAAAAGCAATCTATGAGGACGATGCACCGATCCTCGAGAACGGTAAGAAGGTAGCTTATCCGCACGGATTCGCTCCGACATTCCATAAACACCGCCTCGCGCAGGTCCGTCACTGGAAAGACGAAAAGCCCAGGAACATTTTCGTGTGTTCGATGGCAGACATCTTCGGAGACTGGGTGCCGGAAAAGTGGATCGTCCAGACAATGGATGCATTCAGGGAAGCTCCGCAGCACAATTACTTGTTCCTCACGAAAAATCCGATCAGGATGATAAATCTGATTGAGCGCGGAGTTATTGAGGAAAAGGACAACTTTTGGTTCGGTACAACAACGACAAAAGCGGACGACATGTTTTTCGCATCGGAAACAGCGAATGCATTCGTGAGCATCGAGCCGATGCATGGACCACTGGAAATCATCCCTCCAATATTAAAGTAGCAACTTAAATGGGCAATCATCGGAGCTGAGACGGGAAACCGTGCAGGCAAGATAGTCCCGGAGCCTGACTGGATCCTGGAGGCAGCCTACAACTTCGAACAGCTCGGGATCCCTGTATTTATGAAAGATTCACTCATTCCGATCATCGGCGAGGAGAACATGAAAAGGGAGTTCCCGGAAGGGCTGCGACACGGTGGAAACAAAAATGAAAGTTCAATGTGATTTCTGCAAAAAGTCCTTTGAAATCAAGACAAAGGCAACAGTCGTAGGGTGCGATCAGGAAGGATTTAATGTGATATGGGAATACTTCACATGCCCGAGATGCAAAAGGAAGTACACATTCTCTGTAAAGGATGAGAAACAGAGAAGGATGATCGCAGCCGGAAAACCGATTGAGATGTTGAAGGAAAGAGAGAAATTCCTTCGGATGATTTACAAAATTGAATAGCTTTGGAGGAGGGCAGACATTGAAAGTAAAACTTGATGAAGGAGCATACATGCCGGAGCGTGCCCATGAATGGGATGCCGGCGCAGATCTGCGGACACCGCACGATATTTATGTTGCAGGAGGCGGATACACCATTGTCAACACAGGGATCCATGTAGAAATCCCTTCCGGATACGTCGGGATGGTTAAAAGTAAATCAGGACTCATGTGCAAGCATGGAATCGTAACCGACGGGACTGTAGACGCTGGCTACACAGGAAGCATCAGAGTATGCCTGTATAACCGGGACGGAACGAGCATGAGCTTTAAGCGAGGCGACAAGATCGCCCAGCTCGTAATCATGCCGATTATTACACCGGAATTTGAGCGGGTAGACGAGATCGAAGGCAGCGACAGAGGCGCTGGCGGGTTCGGGAGCACTGGGAGGTGATGGGAAAATGAGAAGGACAGTAGTCATTATCAATGGTCGTGGAGGAGTAGGAAAAGATAGTGTCTGCGAAATTGTGGCAAAGCACTACCATACAGCGATCGTATCGACTATTGATGATGTTAAGGAAGCTGCGAGACATATTGGATGGAAAGGCGGGAAAGAATTGAAAGATAGGGCATTTCTGTCAGACCTGAAAGATCTGTGCTCGAAATATTATGACCATCCGTTCAAGGAGGCGGTTAATCAGTATGAGCAATGGCTATCAGACGACTACTATGACGTTCTTTTCATCCATGTCAGAGAGCCGGGGGAAATAGAGAAACTGCGCAGGCACATCTCGGACGATGGAAAAGCGAGAGTCGTTACCATGCTGATCGACACATCAATCCTGCCGACGGCAAGCGGGAACCACGCGGACGATGAAGTAGGCAATTATGATTATGACTTCCTGTTCATAAATGACTGCGATCTTGACGACCTGGAAGAAGAGTTCATGGGATTCTGGAAGCAAGAAGTTATTACCGAAAGACAGGGAGAATTTGGACATTTTGCGAAACTCGAGAAAGAAAATGAAAACCTGAAGGCAAGATGCGAAGAATACAGAATAAGGATCAGAGAACTGGAGAAGAGCAACGAAGAAAGCTACCTGCGCGGCCGCCTTGACGGCCTCGAGTTCTCGACCCGTTGCAACGGTGTCTCTGGAGATGTAGTGAGGAAGTAATGAGCGATTGGAAACATACATGCCCTATTTGCGAATATGATTTTGAACACTGCCAGTGTACATTCGCTGGCTCCGCGCATCCAGACAGGAGTATACGCAGGAGAGCGGTACTCGATCACCTGCAATACCTTCACGACGAGCAGATTGACCATCTGAGAAAAGTGCAGACTGCATGGAATACATCAGGATATGGGGAGTACCAGAAAGAGGTTGATGACCTGAAGGAGAAATGGGAGAAAGAAACGGATGATATCACTTAATGTGGAAAGCTATTGCGATGAATGCGCAGAATTCGAGCCGGTATGTCAAAAACTTTTTGCGGACTTAGAAAGCACAGCGACAATAGTGGAATGCGAACACAGATCACTGTGCGCAAAACTAAAAAAACATATCGAGCAGGAGAAAACAGAATGAGATTTAACGACCTTCCGGAGCGATGTAAGGACTGCCAGAATCTTAAAGTATGGGCGCTCGATATGGGTGGAAATCATGCGGTCACATGCAAAAAAGGAATTTGGAATATCAAAAATGATAAATGCGACAAGAGAGAAGGGAACTGAATGATAATTGGTCTCCGTGCACAACATGCGCTTTTTCCGATTGTGATAAAGATTGTGATGTTTGCATGGAATGTGATGATAGGAGATACAAGGAATGAGCAAAAAGATTGTTGCAATATTGATGGTGGCGATTATCTTGAGCGGTTGTCATGAAACAACGAGAAGTTTCGGCGGAAGCATGACCCTGGAATTACCCAAAGGGCAGAAGTTAGAGGAAATCACATGGAAAGATGATGCTGCACTGTGGTATCTGACCAGGCCCATGCGTGACGATGAAAAGCCGGAAACACATACTTTCAAGGCTGATACCGAATGGGGAGTGTTTGAAGGCACAGTGACGATTATTGAAAGCAGGTGAAACATGATCGCAATCAGAACCATGACCGAAATGCCGAAAACTTGTGAGGAGTGCTTCGGCGGCGGCGCTCCGGAAAGGAGAAAGAGATGGTAATAATGCCACAAAGCGGAGTATGGATTGCCGACTGGAGCAAAATTGCAAGGATTATCACTCTAAGCGGTAAAAAAGAAGGCGCAATGGTAAACGCTGTTTTTGACGACGGAAGCAGTAACCCTTGCGGAATCTATAAAACAAAGCGTCAATGCGAAATCGCAATCGGATATTTGTTCAATGCAATCGCTGAAGGAGAAACGCATTTTGAGTTTCCGCAATCAGCAGACCTGCCGGATTCATCGAATCATTACGGCGCTTCATCGGGAGGCAACAGGCACGGAGGAAGCTGATGGAGAAGAATATCCGCAACATCCGAAATGAGTTTAGGAAGAACGGAATATTTTATACAACGGATGAACTTGCAAACACTCTGAAAAAATATGTCGACTTTCAGCCTAAGAAAATTTATGACCCGACATGCGGACAAGGAAATCTTTTATCGGTGTTTCCGGATGAGATTGAAAAGTACGGACAGGAATTATTTTCGGATGAACTTGAAAAGGCAAAAGAGAGGCTTAAGAACTTTCACGGATACGCAGGCGACACCTTGAAGGATGACGGATTCAGCGGTGTTAAATTCGACCTGATTGTTGCCAATCCGCCATTTTCAATCAAGTGGGAGCCGAATCAGGAAGACGAACGATTTAAATCAGCCCCATGTATTCCGACAGCATCAAAAGCGGACTATGCTTTCATGCTCCACATCATCCATCACCTTGATGATCATGGCAAAGCGATTTGCCTGGAATTTCCCGGAGTGCTTTATCGTGGAAATCGGGAAGGAAAAATCAGGCAGTGGATGGTGGAACAGAATCTGATTGAGCGAGTTGTTCATGTCCCCGGCAACACCTTCGTTGATACGGCCATTGCTACCTGCGTTATTGTGTTCAACAAAAGCAAGTATGGCACAGATATTGTTTTTGAGAATTTAGAAACAGGTGAAGAAAAGACCGTCTCAGCCGAGGAAGTAAAAAATAACGACTACACGCTTTCGGTCAGCACATATATCTACCATGAACCGGAAAGAGAAAAGATTGACCCGATACAAATCAAGGCTGATGCGGACAATGCTTTTCTACAGCACATTCGGGCAACTCTGGATTTTGAGAAAGTAGTTGCCGAAATGGAAGGTCGTAGCATTTTACCATTGCTGACAAGTATAAAGGCGGTTTTGGCTGAGTATGAGTCTTAAACAACCGTCAGAAAGGAGACTGATGGCAAGATACATCGTCCTTGCTTCCCTTGACCCTCGCAACATCCCTTCGTACTACATCGTGGACACCTCGGACAATTCAAGAGTCAGGCGATACGATTGTCAGGCATGGGCGGAGTATGAAGCGAAACGGATGAATGGAGACACGGAAGCGGAGAGAGACAGAAGCCTGTTAAATCGCCTGTATGAGCGACTTTTCCGTAAGGGGATATAGATGGACACTAAGAACGAGAAAACGCCACACAGCGCCACAGAGAGGGCGAGAGAGGGGTCGTAATGCTTGACGCAAAGACAGAGCAGGCACTCTCAAAAGGCATCAAGGATACCATGTGGGCAATGTTCTGGAAGGGAAAGCAGAAAGCCAACCTTCCGGAGTTGGAAGAAGCAGTGAAGCGCCTGATCAGGATGACCACACAGAAGAATGCCGGCCAGAGGAAAGACGCGACATGCATCGACTGGAGCACGCTTGACATGGAATTCATGCGGATCGCAATCGAAGCCGCAGCATTTGTGCTCGATGACAGATTCGAGAAGTTGAAGGAGGAATGGGAGAGTGATAGCGATTGATATGCCGATTCCATCATCCTGCGAGGATTGTCCTTGTTTCCACGATGCCGCCTGCTATGCGGAAGGGTGGAGAAAAAGCATAGGGCTCGACTGGTTTGAGAGGCAGGAAAAGCGTGAAGAATGGTGTCCGCTCATCGACCTCACCGATGGCGGCAAGTGAGTTGTTCGGAAATTCCGAACAGTTGAGGGACAGTTGAGGGACAGTTGAAGGACAGTTGAGGAAAGTAGCAACTTCGAAATATTGACAAAGGCGGTGCAGTCTATAGGGAGATGATCATTACTGCATGACTGTTAAATGTCCATTGAGAGGCGAAACGAGATAGGCGCGTTAGCCCGAAAGGAAACAGCCGCCGATTGAAGCAGAAAAAATGGTAATAATGCCGCAAAGCGGTGCAGGGGTAAAAATATGTCGTGTAACAGGAATTGCATTAATTGCCAAAAAGAATACTGTACGAAAGTCTACCGG